ATGCGACAGGGGAAGGCAGTTTATCAGGAAAGCCAGACGTTCGACCGGAAGGCGGCGGCCCAGAACTGGCTGAAGCGCCGAGAGGCAGAGTTGGCAGCGCCAGGCGCGATCGAGCGAGCCAATCGCAAGGGCGTCACTGTACGGGAAATGATCAAGCAGTATCTTGAGGAGTACGGGAAACTGCGACCGTTGGGCAGGACTAAGGAGGCGACGCTCCAGGCGATAGCTGCGACATGGCTGGGGGATGTGGTCGACCGGGACCTGACTTCCCAGGTGTTGGTCGAGTACGCAATGGATCGCATCGAGAAGGGCGGCGTGCAGCCGCAGACTGTAGGCAACGATCTTTCTCACCTCGGTGCCGTCTTGACGGTTGCGCGCCCAGCATGGGGCTACGAGGTGGATCCGGTGGCCATGGCCGACGCCAGGAGCGTTCTGCGCAAGATGGGAGGCGTTTCCAGGAGCAACGAGCGGGACAGGCGCCCAACTTTGGAGGAGCTTGACACCATCCTTGCCTACTTCGTTGAAATGCGGGAGCGTCGCAAGCAGCAGATCGACATGGTTCGGATGATCGGCTTTGCGATTTTCTCAACGCGCCGCCAGGAAGAGATCACCCGGATCCGCTGGGACGCCATCGACGAAGCACGCCAGGCAGTGCTGATCACCGACATGAAGAATCCGGGCCAGAAATACGGGAATGATGTCTGGTGCCACCTGCCAGATCAGGCATGGCGAATTTTGCATTCGATGCCCCGGCGCGAGGAGTTCGTGTTCCCCTATAACGCGAAGTCGGTCAGCGCTTCGTTTACCAGGGCTTGCAGCTTCTTGGAGATCGATGATCTCCACTTTCACGACCTGCGCCATGACGGCATCAGTCGGCTTTTCGAGATCGGATGGGATATTCCGCGCGTGGCCAGCGTCTCGGGCCACCGGGACTGGAATTCGATGCGGCGATACACGCATCTGAGAGGGAACGGCGACAAGTACGAAGACTGGCCGTGGTTGGAGCAGATAATAGAGGGCCCCACGATCGAGGCCCGGTAGGCGGGAGGGTTAGGATGCACGGCGCAGGGTTCTGCGCCCCATGAGCTTTTCGTGCTCCTCCTTCGCCGTTCTGTGCCGTTCGTCAAGGTAGTTCGCCAGGTCCGTCAGGTGTACGCCACGCGCAGACTTCTGGCTGTTCTCCATGCGTACCAGCGGCAAGTCGATTTCGCCGGCCGCTACCTTCATCTTCATTTTCTCGGGGGTCAGGTGGCTGAAGTAGTCGGCGCAGACGCGTTCGAGGGGAATGATGGCGGCGCCATCGTACTGAGCCATCAACAGAAACAGGGTGTTCATTGGGCGTTACCTATCCCAGCTCTCCGGCCGGGCTGTTCCGCGACCCTTTCCGTTGGGCCGCGGGCATGGATGATTTCAGGTAGGATGCACCGGCTCACCGGTGACGGGACCAGCCTTGGCGGGCATGTGCCCCTGATCCGGTGGGCCTCCGCTGGGGAAGTGCGATGCCTGGTTTCTGCTTCATCCGAAGCACCCCGTCTGCCAGGCCGCCAGCGTGCGGAGGATCGGGAATATCTCCACCAGCCCCACCACGGCCAGGCCGAGGGCGGCGATGATGCCGAGGGCGGTCAGCGCTCTACGCATGGTCGGAGCCTCCTGCGCTGATCGGCAGCGATTCCGTGGGTAGCCCCGGCCGCATGTTGGTGTCGGCGCCGAGAAGGCTGGCGTGCCAGTTACCTAGGGCGGCCGCGCTGCTGACGCAGTGGTGGGCATGGCAAAGCCTAAGCATTGATGCCATATTGATGCTGAAGGCTTGAGATGCGTGTAGAATCGCGCGAGTTTTTCAAGTCAAAATGGCATCAGGGAAGGCGCATGTTTAGGACGGCCTACGCGGTACGCTTCGATCGGCCAGCTAGGAACGGCAGGAACAAGGCGTGTTTACTGGAGTGCGCGGATCTCGCAGGGGTGCGCATTGATGTGATCGCTAAGTTCACTGCTTGTGAGAGTGGCCCTACGGGTCTGATTCGCGAAGCGCTAGCAGCTTTTTTTGCGGCTGATCTTGGCCTGCATGTGCCTGAACCGATTTTGGTCGAAGTCCCCCCTAGGTTCAGCGCAGGGGCTTCCTTTCCTGAGGTTGACCATATGATGGCCACGAGCAGTCGTTACGCGTTCGGCTCGGCGGCCTTGCCGGCTGGCTATATGATCGTTGCTCCAGCATTGCCTGTGAAGGGACCGATGCTGCAGAGAGCTGCGGACATTTTCGCCTTCGACACCTTCGTAGCAAATGGTGACAGGCACCCCCGAAACCCTAATTGCCTTGTCCGCGGAGAGGATCTTGCCGTGATCGATCATGACTTGGCTTTTCTTATGGACGCTATCTTGTTTTGGAAGAGTCCCTGGGTGTTGGGGGGCGGCGAAAGCTTGGCTGACCCAGAAAAGCACATTTTTTGGCACCAGATTCGAGCACAAAAATTGGATTTCACACGACTCGGGGAATGCCTAAAGGCCATAACGGATGCTCGTCTGGATGAGTATGTGGCTGCATTACCTGATGACTGGAAACTTGGGAACCAAGCAGCGCAGAACACGGTCCAATATATTAAGGACTTACGGCAAAACGCGGATGATGCGTTCTCTGAGCTTCAGAGGGTTTTAGCATGAAACTGACAAACTACGATTACTCTGTTCTTAGGTATGTTCACGATAGAACAACTGGGGAGTTTGTAAACGTAGGAGTAGCTATGTACTCTGCTGAAGAGGGGTTTATTTCAGCAAAGTGCAGGAGTACAATTTCTAGAATATCTTCTGTTTTTCCTGACTTTCATAGGGAAGGATTTAGGAAGATGATGCGGCATATAGTTGATCGATTTGATGAGTTAAATAGTAAGCTACAGTGCGAACTAAAATTTTCTGGTGATGAGTCTCTTAGGACTTTATTGAAGAAAGTTTTGCCAGATGATGACAGCTCCCTGCAGTGGAGCGAGCTAGGTCATGGCTTGGCGATTGGCAGCTTGCCAGATGAACTAGAGCACTTATATAGTCGTTTAATCTCAAAGTATGATGCACCTGCGAGTAAGGAACGTCGTACAGAGCTAGATATATGGCGAGATTTTGAACGCCATCTTGCTCCATTTATTCCGTCTGAAGAGTTTGTCTCAAAAAAGATTTCCGTCCTAGATGATGAATTAGAGTTTAAGCATGCGTGGAAGAATGGGATATGGCATTGTATTGAACCAGTGTCATTTGATCTTTCTGATGGGGACTACTTGAAGGACAAGGCTCACAAGTGGCTCGGTCAAATGACTAGTATTAAAAGCACGAAGGAATCTTTTAAGGTTTATTTGATAATTAGTAAGCCGCAAGAAAATTCTTTAAGCTTTGCCTTCGAGAAAGCAGTTAGTATCCTTAATAAGATTCCGGTAGAGAAAGAAATTTTCCTCGAAGAGGATGCTTCAGAATTAGCAAATAAGATAATTCATAGGTTTGAACAGCATAATAGAGAGGCTCATTAGATAAAACCCCGCCATCTCGGAGGGTTTTTTTCGGCCTCGCTCTGCACCAGCGGCGCATTGGATCTGGTCATGGTGCATTCCTTGCCCCGCAGTTGGGGCAGTCGTCGAAGCGCTGATGCTCTGTGATGAAGCGTCCGCAGCCGCTGCAATTCAGCCTGGTGCTGTAGCTCAGGCGGCGCTGGCCCTGGTGCTCCGGCTTGGGTAGCTTCAGGCCGAAGAGCCGGAGGGCCTGCTTGTGGTTGAGGGAGGCCGCCACCGCAACAGGCCTGGCATGCTGGTCGATGTAGGACTTCGGCCAGGGCGCTAGCCCGCGCGCGGTGAGTATGCCGGCGTGGTCGAGCGGCCAGGTCCGTGCGGCGGCCAGGTTGGATGTCCGGCCGGCGGCATCGGGTACCCAGACCAGGCAGTTGCCGTCCCAGTCCCTGTCGTAGGCGACGTAGATGCGGTCGTCCGCTGGGGCGGTGGCGAGTGCCTGCGTCCGGGACAGTTCCAGGTCCTGGTGATCGACGCCGTACTCGACCCGGGCGCGCACGTAGTCGACCGGCCAGGGCAGATCGGTTTCCCGGCACTTGTACTGCCGAACGGCATGGGCGCTGGTGAACGTCTCGGCTTCGTCGAGGTTGGTGGTGTAGCCGCCGCCGGCGCGCCAGAACGTTGCTCGGCTCCCGACGTTGCTGCGGCTGTCCTGCAGGTAGAAGAGGTCGGTCATGGCGCATCCTTCGCAGGACCGGTGATGTGCTCCGCGTGCAGAGCGCGCATTCCCAGATTGGTGGCTACGGTGAACTCCAGCCTGGCGCCCTTCGAGTCCATCCAGCCGGGCAGCAGAGCGATTGCCTGGCAGGTGAGCAGCTTCTGCAGGTCGAGCCGCAGGTAGTCGGCCCACTCGAAGCCCGGAATCTCGCCGTGCTCGGCGGGGTTCTCGACCTGGTACCCGAGGTCGCGCAGGCGCGCGGCTTCAGCGTGGAAGGCGGGGAAGTTGTGTTCCGGCAGGCCAGTCATGGGGCCGGCGAGGTAAATACGGTGCATGAAGTGTCCTCGCGCCTTACTGGCGCATTGGTGATGACTGGAAATCCCACAAGAGGAAGTGCCGACGCTTGGGCGAAAGAATGGAAAAAGCCCAAGAGGAATCGATTCCGCTTGGGAGTGACCATCAGCTCGCACCCCGTTACTCCGAGGACCAAGGAATGCAAATTCGAGTCTCCGTATCGTTTCGCATTCGGCTATCAGCCGAGGCCATCGTCCAGATTGTCCTGGTCGCTGCTGCGGCTTATCCGGTAGTGGCTCAATGGCATGGAATGGGGTAGGTTTCGATGGCCCGGCATGGGGCCGGATCAAGGAGAGAGAGAAGTGAAACGACCAATCGTCGACCATTCTTGGACCAACATCCCCGAGACTGGAGGGAAAGGCCTCGCATTCGCCGAACAGAAGTTGCAGGAGGTAATTGAATTGGCTCGAACAATCAGAGCGGCTGAGGGAAAGGATGTGGCAGATAATGTCTTGCACAACGGGCTAATCGAGACAGCACTACTTCGATGCAAGCAATTCCACGAAGGACAATCTGGGCTGATTATTGATGATCTACACATCAATTACCGTTACGCAACACAGGCCATGAAGGAGTCTGAGGAGACCATCGACAGAGAATTGCGCTACCTAGAACTTTGATCAATCCAGTATCTGTTCATCTAGATCCGGAGCAACTTGCTGGAGTGAGCGGTTCCAGGGATGTCTGTGGCCGGGTTTGGGCTGCTGGCGCGGGGTGATGAGTGCGTCGCGCAGGCTCATGCCGGCGGCGACGCGGCGGCGGACGGTCGTTGCGTGGACCGGGCTCTGGAAGTGCTCCACCAGCTCGGCGATGGTCCCGGTCACGCCGTCGACGGTGAAGCGTCGGCTCTCGCTCCAGCGTTCGTGCGCGCGCTCCAGCGCTGCGGCCTGCGCCGGTGTGCAGCGCCCTCGCTTCTGCTCGTTCGCGCGCTGGTGGTCGGCTGAGCATCCGCGTGCCGGCCAGGTGATCTCCGGCATCAGGGTCAGCAGCTCCCGGAACTTCCAGGGGCCCATGCCGAGCGCGTGCATCGTTGCGCGGCGGGATAGCCCGCGCGCGGCCGCGTTGCGAATGAACTGTTCGGTGTTCACGGGTTTACCTCCTGTTGCGCGACGCTCAGCGCCACCGCAACCGGGCGCACCCAGATCGGCGTATTGCTGAGCATGAACGTCTCGCCCTGCTCGGCCAGCAGCAGGGTGGTGCCCATCACGCCGGCGATGGCCTCGGCCGTGGCCGGTGGTACGGCGTTGCCGATGCGCTCGCTCCAGTCCTTGTCGCTCATACCGTCGAGCACCAGGTATTCCTCGGGCTCGACCAGGCTCTGTAGGGCTGCCTTTTCCAGCGTGGTGAAGGGGCGGTGCCAGGTGCCGTCGAGGCTGCGGATGATGCAGGTCAGGCGTTCGTCCGCTGCTGGGATGCGTGGATCAGCGACGCTGAATCGGCCGCTGTCGTAGCGGGAGCTGGCCGCGATGGCGCCGGAATGCTGGTTGAAGCCGATCACCCCGTAGTGACCGCCGGTCAGGTAGTTGTCGCCCTTGCCGCGGTGCAGGATGCGCGGGTCTGCCACCGACTGCTGGCCGCCCTGGACGCCCTTGCCGCCGGCGATGATGGTGCCTGCAGGTTGGTCGTAGCGGATCACCCGATAGTTGCCGCTGTGGCGGTTCCAGTTGGGGCGCGGGTCGGCGACGCTGAATGTGCCTTGGCCTGGCATCGTTTGCCCTGGGATAGTCGGCGCTGACTCGGCCCAGCGGATCACCCCGAACTGCTGGCCGTGGTTCCAGTTTGCGGCTTGGCGGTAGCGAGGATCGGCTACCGAGAATGCGCCGTTGGTAGGGCCGGAGCGGCCGGCGATAGTGCTGGCAGTGTCGTCCCACCCATGCACCCCCATGTAGCCGGAGCGGTACTCCGGCACGATTACCAGGTCGCGCAGGTGGCCGTCCTCGATCGCCAGCTTGTTCAGGCTCCGCCAGTCGCTGCCGGCCTCTACCAAGGCCAGGCGCACCCAGGTCTTCCAGTGCAGCGATGGGATGCGGTGCATTGGCCCCGCGGCATCGATGTCGCCCGGCAGCGGCATGCGGCCGAGGATGTCGCCGACGGCGCGCAGGCTCTTCTTCTCTGGCTCGTACAGGAAGGGGGGCACTTTTTCGACGTGCCGTGCGACAAGCAGGAAGCGCTTCCGGGACTGCGCCAGGCCGCCGAGTTCGCCGCAGTCGTGAGTGGTTTCCGCCACGGCGTAGCCGAAGCTGCCGAGCAGGCTGTTGATCTGGTCCAGCAGGTGTCGGCCGCGGCTGGCCAGGCGCGGGACGTTCTCGAAGACGATCAGCGGCACCGGGTCATCAGCCCATGCCTCGCCCATCAGCCAGATGCAGCGCAGCGTCAACTCGTTGAGTGCCTTGTATTTCGGGGTGAGGCTCAACTTCTCGGACAGCAGGCCGGAGGCCCCCTTGCAGGGGCTGGAGATGAACACCGCGTCCGGGCGCTTGCCCTGGGCGGCGCGGCGCACATCCTCGGGGGTGGCCTCACGCCAGCCTGCCGGCGGCTCCTTGCCGTGGAACCGCACGTACTGGTCGCGTGTGAAGAGGTCCAGCAGGGTGCCCGGGACGCCGGCCAGGCGCTCGAAGTCGCGGAGGCCGGCCGGGTCCACGTCGATGCCACCAAGGCATTCCCAATGGGCCTCGACGTTGCCGACCCGCGGACGCGCCCGGTTGAAGCCTGCGGCGCCGCCGCCCAGGCCGCAGCAGAAGTGGAAGTGGTAGAGGGTGCGCTTGATCATGCGGCGGGTTCCTTATGGATGATGTCGGCCTCGGCGAGCTCGCAGAAGAAGCTGCAGGCCGGGATGGCTTCGTTGCGGCGGATCGGCCCGGGAGGAAGGTCGCGGAGCGAATAGCGTTCCCCGGTCTGACGGTTGCGGAAGAGGTACGAACCCGAGCCAAGCTCGTCCTGCACCTTGCACAGGGCTTCGAACTGCTCGGGGAAGTCCTCCCGGATCGCCCGGAAGTAGCCTTCTCCGCCTTTCACGCAGCCGATGCAGTTCGCGTTCTCGTAGCCCAGGCGGTACATGGCCGGCAGTTCGATACCGGCGCGAGCGATGATGGCTTTGCAGTCCTCCTTGCCCAGGCCGCGCTCAATCAGCGGCGCGATCACCGGGCGGTCGGGGTTCCGCTCCCGGAAGTCGTCCAGGCGGTGCTCTTCTTCCGCAGTGAAGCCGAGCACCATCACGTCGCCGGGGCGCTTCCAGGTGTCCAGCAGGCGACGCTTCAGCAGCTTGGTGCAGGGCGCGCCAGTGCGGCCCTTCATGTAGCGCTCGCGGCGGAAGACGTTGAGCACGTCGGCGCCGTACTTTTCGTCGCGTAGCACCGTGATTTTCCGGCCAGTCCAGACCTCGCAGTCGGCAAGGAAGCGCCGGTTGTCCTGATGCTCGTTGGCCAGATAGGCATTGAGGAACTGGACGTCGTGGGTATCGCCGTACTGCGCCAGGGCCAGCTTGCCGGCGACCGCAGAGGCCGCGCCGCAACTGAACTGGACCACGATGCGCGATTCGGGCTTGATGATGTCGACCTGACTGCTCATACGGCGGGTTCCTTTTCGCGAACGTGACGATGCACGGCGCTATGCGTGATGGCGCAGTGATGTCGTTGGAGTTAGATTTGGAAGGCCCGGCATGGGGCCGGATCAGGGAGGAGAGATGCCTGACTTCAGAATCGTCGAGATCGTGTTCGATGACACCAAGGTCTATTACCGGTATGAGACGGTGGGTGCATCAACAATCGGTGGAGAGCAAACACCTGCTTATCAGCAAGACATCATCCTCAATCATTTTCGGTCTGCCGCAGGCTATCGGGGTTCTCCGACAAAGGTTGAAAGCGCTGCACTTGTTGCATCGAAGGCCGTGGGACGAGTGGTCCAAACTTTGAGCGGATCCAAGGCTCAAGCCAGGTCGACAAAGAACACTTGGGTAACCAAGGCGCATGCAGATCGTAACTATGAGGTTCTCAACACCCAGAGTCGTTAGGCTGTACGCGACCCGCTAGAAGTACGTCAGTACTCCGTGAACAGGCACTGGACGCCGCCCTGCCTGACAGGGCGGCCCACGAGGCATGGTTGAATCGCCCACAGGGCGGCGTCCGGTGCGTGCTGGAAGAGAAAGCGCCCCAGGTGGGGCGCTGTATCGAGGGTCAGGCCGCAGCCTGTTGCTGCTGGTCGGCGAGTTGCCCGGCGTCGATCCAGACCGCTTGTAGCCAGGCCGGCGTCTTCGCCATCGGTTCCTTGAGCGTGCCGGCGACGATCAGCGTGTCGATCTCGCCGCCGGCGGCCAGGCTCTGGAACAGCTTCATCGCCTGCTGAGTGCGAGCAGGGATATCCAGCACGTCGAGGCGATCCAGCAGCGCCAGGCGCAGGCCGGAGATCGTCGCGATGGTCAGGGCCAGCGTCGCGTCGCACCGCCAGCGTTCGGACTCGGACAGCAGGCCGTACAGTCGACCGCCGAACGTGACATCGATGTCGGCGCTGATCTGTACCGGCGACCAGCCAGCGGTGCCGGATAGGCGCTGCAGCAGCTCGTTCACCGGTCCGATCGCATCGGCCAGGATCTCCGCCGGGATGCCCGTGGGGGAAAGGGCATCGGCCAGGGCGCTCCATGCGCAGACCTCGGCGTGGAAGCCGGCGGCCTGCTTGATGACGTCCTGGCGCTGCGCGGCGGCGTTGAACGCTTCCTGCAGCGACTGCACCTTGGCCTGCTGCCGGTCACGCGCTTGGCGCAGTTCGTTGATCGCCTGTTCGCCGTTGGCGATCGCCTCGGCACTGGGCGCCTGGGCGGTTTCGGCTTCCAGGGCGGCGGCCTGCGCGGCGGCGTCTTCGCTCTCCTTCAGGTCCCGCTGGCTGTTGGCGACGGCCCGTTGAGCGCTGGCAAGATACCCGCGGTACTCCTCCAGGCGTTTCGCCGCCTCGGGATCGGCAACCTTCGCCGGTGGCTGGTGCGCGACCAACTGGCCGGCCTGCAGGTTCACGGCGCCCTGGCAATGAGGGCAGGTCAGCGGCTGGTGGGCGGGCTCGCCGCTGGCGGCGGCCTCGGCTGCCATCACCTTCTCTGACCATTCGTCCTGATTGGCCTCGTCGGTGGCCAGCTTGTTGCGCCGGCGGTCGGCCAGCGCTGCGGTCTCGCGGAGAGCGGTGATGCGGCTGGCGCGAGACTGGGCGTCGGCGTGGGCGCGCTTGCTGGAGCCGAGGGCCTGCTGGGCTTCATCCAGATCCTGCGCTGTGGCTTGCAGTTCCGCGCGCGCCGATTCCAGTTCCTCCTCGCTGACGATGGCCGGCGGCGCCTCCGGCTCCCACCCGTTCGCCTTGTCGCTGCCGTAGTTCTCGCCGGTGATTGCCTTCCAGGCGCCGCGCGCCTCGCTGGCGTAGGACTTGGCCTGCTCGACGGCGGCCGGAAACCCGGAACGGAGCAGGGGCTTCACCTTCTCGAACAGCGCCGGATCCAGGCCTTTGGCTTCCAGCCTCTTGCCGACCTCGGCCGGGCTGGCGCTGGCGCCGGTTAGGTCGAACAGCACCCGGCGGCGATCTTTGGCCTCCAGAGCGGCGAAGCGGCTGGCGTCGAGCACGAACGGCAGGAACGGCGAGTCGGCGAGCGGGGAGCCTTTGCCGCTGGGCAGCGCGACCCCGCAGGCCTGCACCTCGCCGGCATCGTCCAGCCACTCGACGCGGGCCTCCCCTTTCTTGGCGCCCTCGGTGATCAGTTGGCCGATATGCTGCTTCTGCGCAACGCGGCCGGGCTTACCGGTGAAGGCGTGGCTGATGGCGTCGAGCAGCGAACTCTTGCCGGCGCCGTTGTGGCCGGCCACCAGGAGCACCGGCGCAGAAACATCAAGGGCCGCATGACGCAGCCCTTGGAAGTTGGTGATTTCGAGTTTCGTGATGCGCATGGCCGGTTACTCCAGATTGAGCTCGCCGGTGTCCGACTGCTGGCCCGGGGCGGGTTCGGTGATTTCGCCCGTCTCGGTGTTCACGCCGTCCGGGACCTGGTCGTCAACAACGCTGTATTCGCCGGTGAGGATGGACGCGTTGTCCTGGTCCAATCCGGCGTCGGCGCGTTCGTCCAGGGTGACTGCGGTCTGCAACTCGATGCTGACCGGCAGGTACTTGAACAGCCGGCGGATGACGGTCTTCTTGGCCATCTCTTCGTAGTGGGTGACCCAAGGCCCGTTTCCGGATGCCTTGCTGGTGGCGCGTACTTTGTCGACGTCGGCCTTGCTCATGACCTCGAATTGCACGCCGCCGTCCTTCAGCTTGGCGACCGCGTAGACGTGGGTCATGACGCCGCGTTCACCTTCTCCCGGAACGTGCTGGACGTCCTCGTCGAGGCCGTAGCGATAGCTGAACTGGTCGTTCTGGTGCACGGTGCGCGCGGTGAGCGAAACGATCTGGCCGGAGCGCCGGGCAAGGTCAATCATCCCGCGGTAGCCGATGATCAACTGGACGTTCGACAGGCCATCTTTCGCCTTGCCGTTGCCGAACGGCAGCAGGTAGGCATGGCCGAGAGCGTTACCCGGTTCCAGGCCGAGCTGCGCGCATTGCATCACGGCGCCGAGGAAACTCTCCTGATTGCACTTCGCCAGGGCCGGTACTTTGCGGATCTCGGTCAGCGCGATGCGCGCGAGTCGGTCGGCGGTCATGTGCTTCGGAAGCGCCAGGGCCATCTGGGCTTTGATCTTCGGGTCAGTCATCAGGTGGGCCAGCGTTTTCGGCTGACCGTTGTTGGCGACATTGCCGGTCGCGGCGGCTTTCAGGGCGGTTGCGGACATGCTGGGCTCCGGTTACTTGAGGCGGAAAACGCGGGATTCGCTGGTCTTCTTGAACTGCTCGAACAGCGCGGGGTGGGCTTCCTTGAAGGCGGATTGGTCGAAGCGGTTGGTGGTCTGGGACTTCCACGTCAGTACCGACTTGCCGTTGACCGTGAGTTGGGCGTGGTCCTGCATGAAGAGCTTGATGCGCTCCTCTGCGGACTCGATCTCGTACTCCAGGCCCTTGGCCTTGGCTTTCAGTTCGCGCAGGCGGTTGAACACCTCCACGACCTTGCCATCGGCCTCGATGCTGGTTCCGGCGTCACGCTCGAACATCCGGAGGATGTCGCTGACAGCGGTTGCTTCAGGCGGATCCAGGCGCTGGATGCGTCCCCAGAACTCGACCTCCTTCTCGCGAATCGCCGCGATGGTTTCGTCGTCCCGCTCGACGCGGTACACGCGGAAGTCGTCGCCGCCGATCAGCACGCCGAAGATGCAGACCTGGCGGCCGGTGACCATCAGGCCGTGCATGGCCTGGGCGGTGTAGTGGACTGGAATGGAATCGGTCTGAACCTCACCCCAGTCCTTTGCCTTGAACGGGCTGACCGTCTTGATCTCGATGTTTTCGCCGCTGGCGGCCTCGGCGTCGATCTCGGCGGCCATGAAGTCGTGCTGCTGGTCGCGGTAGCGGTTACCGCGGCCGACGATCTTCAGGCCGGTCTCTTCGGCCAGCAGGTCGATGACGTAGGGCTCCATCCGCTGGCCACGGGTGAAAATCTTCTGCTTCGCCGGGTCGACGGGACCGGTGCGCGGCTGGACCTTATCCAGGTACACGTCCAACGGAGTGCGCCAGGGGCTGATGCCGAGGATGCCGGCGACATCGCTGCCGCCGAGGTACTTGGTGCGGTCGAGCGCGCCGACCGATGCGAGAGCTGCAGTCATGGGGCTGGTCTCATTTCAGGGTGAGGGTGGTTGTTGCGTGAAGGCGGGGGTTGCGCCGGAAGCGCAGAACGCAGAGGTCGCCGCAGATGTTGGCGAAGAGCGGGTTGTGGTAGCCGTGGCGGTTGGCCAACTCGACGGCCTGGCGGATGCTCTTTCCGGCAAACTCTTCGATATCGTCGAGTTGGTCGTCGATGATCGAGCGAACGGGGCGGGTGGTCATGTGTTCGTGCTCCTGAGTTCTGCCCAGCGCGAATCCGCCGCGGCGTCGAGCCGGCGGCGCATGTCGTCGTAGAGGCGGGTGTCGATGAAGTCCACTGCGTAGGCCAGTTCGATCTGGCCGTGGAGGAAGCTCTGTTCGGGGCGCGGGAAGTGGGACCGGCGCATGGCCGTGATGCCTTCCTCAATCATCCGAACCGCGCGTTCATTGCTGAAGGCCATCGTCGTCCTCCTGCTCTTCGTCCTCGTGCTCCGGTTCCGGCTCCGGCTGGTCCCAGAGCGGGTCGACGGCACGGTCGTAAGCGAGTTGCGCGTTGCTGAAAGCCGCGCGGTTGCGGCGCTCGCGGTATGTCCACATCGGGATGCTCTCCGTGTTTCACCTGCATTCGGCTGAACGCTCACGCCGCCGGGATTGCCCGGTGGGGAGGCGGGGAGCGCTCATGCGAATGCGGGCGGCGAAAGAAGCCCGGCCGGAGCCGGGCAAGGGGGGATGAAACGGGCTCAGGAAACAGCAGTGCAGTTGCGCAGCAGCACCGGCGTGGCCTGGCCTTCTAGCCAGATCACCGCCATGCCGGAGGCGGAAACTTTGGCTTGAGTGAGCGTTCTGGTGCGGATGGGAATGGAGTCGCGGAGCGGACGGTACTCAACGGCCACCTGGGCCGGGTGCGTGCGATTCCAGGACTCGACAAGATCCGCCGGCGGCACAGGACGGACGTTGCCGATCTGCTGGTAGATCTCGGAGCGGTGGATGGCGACGTCGTCCGGGGCGGTGATGCCGAGGCGCACCTGGTCGCCTTGGCTGCCGAGGACCGTGACGGTGATGTTGTCGCCGATATGCAGGGTTTCGCCGGGTCTTCTGGTCAGGATCAGCACGGTGTGACTCCGTTCAGGATGCTGGGCGCGCGGACTCAGGCCGGCTCGCAGTGGGAAAGGGCAACGCAACCGGACACCCCGGCGAGCCAGACGACAGCAGTGTGTCCGCCGAGCACCTGGGCTTCGGTTGTCGTCCGGGTGCGCTTCGGCGCCGCGCCGCGATGGAACCGGTAGTCGACCTCGGTGCCGACGGGGTATGCGGAATTCCAGGCAGCAACGGTCGCCGCCGGGTTGGCGTTTCGCTTCATCGTGTGTCTCCGGATAGAGTTCGGTGGGGCTGGTGATGCCCTGCTGCCGGCAGGGCGGCGGGTTAGCGCATAGCGCCCTGCACGACGTGCAGCAGATGCTCAGCCAGTTTCATCGCCTCTTGCGGCGTCATGAATGCAGTGAGGGTGCGGCCATCGCAGGAATCGCTCGTCTGGAAGAGCTCAACCGCGACTGGATGTACGGCGCCGGCAATAGTGCGAACAGTTGGTTGTACGCACTCCAGCGGCCTCGCCCCCTTCTTGCTGAATTTCTCGTGAACTCTCATGTCCTTTCCTCGGTGATGCCCCGGCGAACCGGGCTGGGTGGTTAGGCAGGGAAAATTTCAGCAGCCGTGAAGGCGTCCTTGCGTCCGCTATTCAAGGTGACGAACACCGGGAATGCGCAGTTCTCGCGGATTTCGCTGATGACGCCTTGGCCTCCACCTTGTGCGTACACCTTTTGCCCAACCGACAGTTTTTTGAGGGTGTCGCTAAAAACTACGGTCTTCATCGTCTTGCCCTCCAGGGCTGGTGCTCGGTGACTTTGCGGTGCTAGCCCTGGCGATCCGGGACTCCTCCGAGCCATACCGCTGCGGACTGGGGAGGCGGATGTTGTTTTTCTCTCCATTAGGCGCGAATCTCCGTCTCTACGGAGGGAACCCATGAAAAAAACGAAGAAGAAAGCCAAACGCGAGACTTCAAAACAGCGTATCGAGCAGCTTGAAAAGCAGATTTTGGAGGCGGAAGCGCTCTTGGCGACGCTCGCTCCAGGACGTGGCGTTGGTTTAGCGAATAGGATTCTGCAATTGCGCCGGCTCTTGAGCGTTGAGCGAGTCCATGCAGTTTCAGGATTCAATCGAATTCACCATCACACTGTGTCTGGGTGCTATGGCACCGGTCGCCGGACCCGCTGAGGCCGCCTCATTGGCAATGTTCCTGGCGGCTAAGCCGGAAGTGAGCAGAGCCGTTGATTCCCGGCTTGCGCAAGACAGGCCGGTATACCGAGAGCTGAACCCCGTTACTGGCGGCAGTTATCAGCTCCTATTCGATGTCTTCCCCTGACTGCAGCGCCGTTTGCCGCGCGGCGCAGCCAGATTCTTGCCCATTACCGCCGGGGTGGCGGGGCGCATCGCATGCGGGTCGTTCGCACGGTTCGGGCATTTCGCCCTCGATCAGCCGTCTCTGGTCGCCCTGAGCGAGGGTCGCCATCGCGTTGGTAGGTGTTGCCTCAGCACCTATCTGATCGCCGGTCGCCGCAGAGGCGATGCGTTCTGCTGTTGATGTTGCTCACCCGACTTTCTGTCGCCCCACGGGTGATGGCCGGGGCTGCCTCGCCGCGTTGCGGCTAGCTGTTCATGGCGCGGGTTGTGAAAGAGCGGTCGGCTCGGTGGCCTGGCCGGCGGTGTGTTGCTGGCGTTAAGTGAAAAGTAAGCTAATGCCTAATTATTGTAAATAGCCAATGCCTAATTTTTAAGTTTGCGCACTAACTATCTGTAGGTGAGCGAAGCGGGCTTGCAGATTTTTGAGTCAGAAAATACTGTATGAATAAACAGTAACTGGAGGATGGCTGTGCAGAAGAGCACCCAGGGAAAAGGACAGGTCTCGCCAGTGGAGAAGTTGCGTCTCCGGGTATCAGCGATGATCAGTAGCCCGCAGGCTCAGGCGGAGCGCAGGGCGTCAATCTGGAAGGCGCAGGGGGATTCGGAAGAGGCCTGGCAGCATGTGCTGGAGGAGTTGGCCGAAATCGATGGACTCGAGATGTCGCTGGGGGAGGAGGGAGTGGTTACGCTCACCTGGGAGGCGGGAGACGAGGAGGGCGTTGAAGTGGTCGATGGGATTGAACTGGTGCAGGAGCTGGACATGGTGGTTCAGCGTCTACATGAGGAGAGGATCTAGCGGAAGGAGAGCCCGCGCGTAGCGGGCTCCGAATCGCTATCGGTCGTGGGTACGACTGAGAGCGCTGTGCGCTGACGAGACCAAATCATCTACATAGAGCCCGGCTACAACGATGCGGCCAAGTCGTTTCTTGATAGTCACCAATCTGCGCGTCTTGGCAATGTCGTCGCATGAGTGGATAGGATGAGTACGCGGCATCGCATCAAGCAGGGTAAGCGTTCGGGGAGGGCATACTGCGATGCGCTAAGCTGTAATCCTTTAGGATTGAGGTATCAACATGGAATGCCACGTTCGTCCCGCTACGAGCAGAGATGCAGCAGCAATAAGCCGCGTAGTTATAGCCGCCCTGCGTGAGTCAAATTCACAGGACTATCCACCTGACGTGATCGCTCAGGTTGAGCAGAGCTTTTCTCCTGAAGCCATTACTACGCAGCTTACGAAGCGTAGGGTCTTCGTTGCCTTACTGGGCGAAAACATTATTGGCACTGCCGGTCTCGACGGTGATGTCGTCAGAAGTGTTTTTGTTGACCCATCTCACCAGAGAGGCGGTATCGGGCGGCACTTGATGGATGTAATTCATACGACTGCTGCCAGCGCAGGAATTGAAGCTGTACGTGTGCCATCGTCGATTACAGCTGAAAGGTTTTATACCGTGCTGGGTTATCAGAAAATCCGCGACGAGTTTCATGGGGCGGAGCGCACCATCATTATGGAGAAGCGGCTGTAGGATTGTAACCGTCTGGCTAACACTCCTGACTTTTTGCTACGGCTATTAACTGTGGCGCCCATCACATTCAAGTGGACGCCATTTGCAGCCCTACCAAGCGGACCCCGCCCGCTAACGAAACTTTTACTCACGCCTTTCAGCGTTTCAGTGAGCAGACGCGTAGCAGGTCTTTCGGCAAAAATTTTAAAGCAGCACGTTAGACAAGTCGTTTCTGGAAAAAGAAACGCTTATGCTGTGGTGGGAAATCATCGAGATGACCGAACTCGGTGAAACCATGTCGTTGGTAGAAAGCTGGTGCTTGGAAGTCAAAGGTATCGAGCCAGATTCCAACGCAGCCCTTTTCACGCGCGACGCCTTCCGCCATATTCATTAGGCGTGAGCCCGTGCCTTGCCCCCTCGTTTCCTCGGGTATGGCTAGCAACTCGATAAATAACCAACGATAAAATATCTCACCGTAAAGCCCCCCAATGATGTCGTTGGTTTGCTCATCGCGGACTAGCAGAGCGATTGACTCCGATTTTGGATCGCCCGCTTTAGAAAAATTATGAGCCCGTAAGGGTTTAAGGATAGCCGAGCGTTCATTTTCTCCTGGGTTGACCGTCATTTCGATACGAGCATTCATTCGCTAATCCTTGATATCTATACTGGTAGTAAGCGTACGGCCAATACACCTTTACTTAGGTTGAGCCGTATCAGCAAAAGAATCGTTTCATATGTGTGAGGTACCGCCTCATGCACATTGGCTTTGGTCCCGACATCTACTCGGAGACCCTCGTGCCTTGGTGAAATACCATGTGCCAACCATCTTCGTAGGTTTTCCAAATAGAGCTACGCATTGATAACGACTCATCGCCATTAGCATTATGATGACGGCATCGGTACGTTGCTAACGCGACACCATCTGCAAGCACACGCAGTTTGAAATCCTCGATTGTCCTTTTGATCCAAGTCTGGGATTTTAGTCCCGCGATCACCTCCGCTTTCGTCCAGCTTTTGCCGACAGCTCCAAATTCAACGAAGTCTTCGGCAAGCAGCTGTTTAAGCAGTCGATCATTTTTTCTCGCTTCCGGCTCTAGCAACAGCTGTTCAAGCGCTAAAATCTCCAGACGAATATCCATTTCCCTCACCTACCAAGTGTGATTTATATATGTTTCACAGGGGACAATAGATCACATAAGCTGGATCTGTACCCACTGATGCGGCAGCAACTGGCTGATGTCTTTCGACCGTAACGTCGGCAGCCGCGTCAGCACCTCTTTGAGGTAGACATACGGATCATTGAGCAACAGCCCTGGTTGAGGCCTAGATCAGGCTGTTACGACTGCCGGGGGAGTAAACGATAAGGCCGCGCTTGAGTCGGGGCACGGCCTCCAGGCCGGCGGTCACTACCCCATGATTTTCCGGTACTCCTGCGGCATGGGTTAGAGATCAATACACCGCCAGATGACCGTGCCTGTCAAAGCTTTCTGAAATTCCAGGCTCCCAGCACTTTGGCTTGGAAATGGACGTCCTCCATGCGGGCCTTCTGCGGCTCGAAGGACTTGTTGTCCGACACCAGCAGGTAGTGCTCGGCATCGTGGATCTGCACCCGCTTCACGAACAGGTGCTGCAGCCAGGTGAAGACGTAGACGCCTTCCTCGACGAAGTCGGTGATGCCCACGTCGACGAGGATCGGGGACTTGTCCTCGATGGTGCCCAGCATGCTCTGACCCCATCCGGTGATGATCTTGAGGTTGGCCGGATCGGTGTACTTCAGGCCGAGATCATCCAGTTGGACCCTGTCGACGACCAGATTCCTGACGAACTCGCGGTACTCGGCCGGTACCTGACCGCCGCCCATGGCAGCGCGCACGTCGTACTGGGCGATCGAAATCGAATTTCCTTTCACCAGGGTGGTGCGGCTGAAGTCGGCGTGAATCACGTTCGATGTCGTCGATTGATCGCCATCGAGAGACTCGGCTACTGCCTGCGCGATTTTCTCCTTAGCTTCGCCGCTCAACCCTTTACCGTGGCGCTGGAGCATCTCCATCACCTTTTCCGCGGCCGATGAGCCAGGGCGCTGAGGCGAACTACCTGGCGCAATAAGCTCCGCCTCCTTTTCGCTCAACCCCCAGTGTTCTGCGCCAACGACGCTTGAGAAGAACGATATCAACTCGATCAGCTTCGCTTTATCGATCCTGCCGGTGTTGATCCATCCTTGGACAGAAGGGGGCTTCACGCCGAACTGCTCTGCGAGAGCCTTTTTCGACATGTTTTTGGCGAGTCTGGCGGCCTCAATAGCGGCGCCGAGTTGGGGTCCGGTAAGCATTGCCTAATTTAACGTCAGTTGTGGTGTGGTTAGGCAATGGCTTGTCTGTGATTAGCTAATGCCTTACTCTTTTCTCCAACATTCCCCGGAGAAGAGACATGACTCCAGCAGAAGCAGTGCGCCAGGCCGCCGAGCTGTTGGGCAGTCGGGCCGAGTTGGCGCGAAAGCTCAATGTGAGAGCGCCCACCGTAAGTCAATGGTGTTCGGGCGTTCGACCAATTCCCGCGAAACGTGCAGTTGAGATCGAGGCGCTCACCGCTGGTCGGGTCCTCCGAAGCGAACTGTGCCCGTCGTTCCCATGGGGTGCGGCTGCCTGAACGCACCTTACTGGCCAGGAGCCGCCACGTCATGCGAAGCGAATCGCACACCCTCATTTCCACTCTGCTCGGCGTGGTGAACCAATGGCGCCGCCGAGAGGGGTGGAGCCGCGAGACCGTCGTCCAGCACATCGTGGAGGCGCACGAGCGCATCCAGGGAGCGCTGGTCACCGGCATCGTCTTCGATCCGCCAACGCGCGATGCAACCGAGCGGATGAAGGTCAACGCCGACCGCGTGTTCCGCTGGCTCGACGACGGAACCAAGGACACCAACCTGGTGCCGGCGAACTTCGTACCCAGCATCCTCGCCGCGCTGCCGACTGACCTGAAAGTCCAGGCCCTGGGCGACATCCTGACGCCGCTGGGCGTGTCGGTGCGCTTGATCGGCGGCGATGCCGGCCAGCGGCCGGAGGTGCTCTGCATGCTCCGGACACTCATCAAGGAGAACGGTGAGGCGCAGCAGGCTGTTGCCAACCTCGTCGACGGCGCTGATGACCAGGAACTGCAGGAGGCCCACCGGGAGCTCTCCGAATCCAGGGCGGCGACAGATGAGGCGCTGCGGATGATCGACCAGATGCGCCGGCCGCGCCTTGTTCAGGGGTAGCCGTGCCGTCCTTCCAGATCAACGACGAGGAGCGGGAGGCGCTACGCGGCCTACCCATGCTTGCCCGCGAGATCTACGTGTTCGCCTTACGTCCGTTCATGGACTTCGCAACAGGCGTTGTCGGAGAGCGGCGCGGGATCTCTTGGAAGTCGATTGCCGAGGAGCTCTACGTCGAGCCGCACCAGGGCATCAAGGGCGGGGAGCCCTCCGAAAAGGAACTGCGGCGGGCGCTGGTCTGGCTGCAGAAGGTGGGTCTGGTAGGCCCCAATCTGGCCGAAAGGCGCCTGATTTTTGAGTTACCGAAGGCTTCACGGGATCAATCCGTCCGAAAAAAAGTGGGCACTAAGTGGGCAGATGAAGCGGGCAGTTATGTGGAAGGGTCGGAGCCCAGTAATTACGCGGCTCTCCCGGAAAAAGAGGGCAGATATGTGGGAGGAGGTGAAAGTGAAAAAGTGGGCACACCTCCGGTATCCGGTATTCCTCCTACTACTCCACCGCGCGAGGACCCGCAGCCCGGACAACGATTCCCCATGCATGACGCCTGGCTACCCAGCGCCAGGGGCTGGCCCGCGACACTGACCCGTAACGGCATGAAGAACTACCAACTACGCGACGAGGATCTCCTCGAGTTCCGTAGCTACTGGATCAACCGCCCCGAGAAGTATCAGTCCCAGGGCCAGTGGGAACACGAACTTGCGCAGAACCTCCTCCGCAACCAGCGCTTCGACCAGAACAGGAGCAGCTATGGAAACCAAGCAGGAAACGCCGAAGGCCAAGCCGGCCATCGTGCCGCAAAGCGCGGCCTCTCACATCGACAGGGCCCTCGCTCAGCCGTCGACCGCGTCAACGCCATCGTCGCAGCCAACGAGGCTGCCCGACAGGCTGCTGGAACGGCTCTGGGTGAAGATGACCGAGATGTACGGGCACCGCTGGACGTCGAGTTTTGGCGACAACCCGAATCCTGACGGCGCCTGGGCTACGGTGCTCCAGGGGCTGACCGGCCAGCAATTGGCCCACGGGCTCAACATGCTGACGTTCATGGGCAGCCGGTTCGATTGGCCGCCGGCGGCGCCGACATTCCGGGAGCTCTGCTTGAGCGTCCAGCCGGAGTCGCTCGGTCTGCCGGACCACGACACCGCGTTCAACCAGGCTCTGGCGTGCCGCTACCGCCACCAGGTGGTCAAGGCCGCCGCCGAGGCCACCGGCGTTTTCGATCTGCGCACCGGCGAGGTGAACGACGATCGCCTCCGCAAGCGCTTCGGGTTCCACTACGCAGAGATGGTCCGGCGGTGGGCAAACAACATCCCGCTGAGCCAGCCCGTCATCCACGCGATTGAGCATGACACCGGGAAGAGCCTGCTGGACCTGGCCGAGGATGAGGCCGAGCAGCAGCTCCGCCGGCGGATGCAAGCCCAGGGCCTGGATGGGCTCAGTGGCGCACAGGCGCGGGAACTGCTGCTGGCCAAGATGCGCCGGAAAGCGCCGGAGGTGCGCCGTGATGCATGACCTCCGCCCGGTGATGTTCACCGTACCCGGCGAACCGGTGGGGAAGGGGAGACCGCGTATCGGTCGTGTCGGCGCCCACGCAAGGATGTTCACGCCGGCGAAGACGGCGAACTACGAGGGGTTGATTGCGCACAGCGGACAGCAGGCGATGGCCGGTCGCGCGCTGTTCGAGGGCCCGGTGCTGGTCGAGCTCGACATCGCGCTGAGCATCCCTCAATCGATGTCGAAAAAGCGGAAGTCGCTGGCGCTGGCCGGCGGCCTGTACCCCACCAAGAAGCCCGATATGGACAACGTGATCAAAGCGATCTACGACGGCCTGAACGGCGTTGTCTGGAAGGACGACGTCCAGGTCGTGAAGGCGGTGGTGGGGAAGCGCTACGGCGAAACGCCAGGCGTGCGAGTGAAAGTCGTCCCTCTCCTCGAGGGCGAGCAGTGACTACAGGAAACTACAGGGGAGAGTCGAAATGAGACTGATCAGCGCGCGCCAGGCTTGGCACGACGCCTTCTACGAGAGTCGGAGCTCAGTGCTGGCGGTGGCGGCCGACAAGGCCGCGCTGGGCAAGAAGGGGCGGGTGGCCAACGAGACGTACCCCGACCGCAAGGACACCAACGGGCGTAGCGCCCACATGCTGGCCGCGGGCCTGGTGCAGGCTGCCATCCGCTCGCTGCCGAAGCCGCTGCAGCACTTCGGCCACACGCTGTACTCGCCGCTGGCCACCGGTGACGACGTGGCGATCGCTCACGGCCTGGTCTGGATCGGCGCCGGCCTCGGCCAACTGACCCAGCGCCAGGGCGAGCGGGCTTACTGGATGGCGCTGGCGGCGATCAACTCGCACAAGCGCGCCGTCAATGGCCGCGACACACTGCGCCCGGGCGAGGTCTGCCTCTTCATCGAGGAGCGCCTCGGCTGTCGGATCGACCCCAGCCATTGGGCGCGGGATTACGCCAGTACCTGGGAGCGGCTGGCGCGCCACGTCGACAAGCTGGATGCCCAGGCGCTGAGGCCGGTCGCCGAGGTGGTGGCGAAGCAGTGCGGCCTGCGGAAGGGGCCGGGCTGGCGCTGGCACCAGGTCGACCGCGATGTGGTGGCGGTGCAGCGGGCCGAGGCCTACGCCGAGCGCCGGGAGCATCACCAGCAGCGCCTGGCTGAACGGCTGCGCGGGATGTCGGACCAGCAACTGGTGCGGTGGGCGGCGAGGATGAAGCGGTACGGGGAGGCATACCGGGAGGAGTGGGGCGAGGACATCCTGGAATGCCCCAGTGTCCATCAGCGCTACCATGACCGCGTGGCGGCCTACTGGGCCCAGCGGGAGCGCCTGAAACGGGTCGCTTGACGATTTGGCGAGCATTTGGGTATCGTTTTGCCATTGTGCACAGTTGCACCCAATCAACAGATTCCCCCGAAAACCCGGCCTTAGCGCCGGGTTTTTTCGTTTCGCCCCGGGAACGCAGTGCTACCAGCAGCACGTTTTACTTTCCACCCTCTGCAATGTGTATGGCCACGTCGATCGTGCCTTGGTGGAAGCCACTATTTGTCCCCGGGGCGGTTTGCTCTTGGATCTTCTTTTTGAAGGTCTCAACATCCAAGTTGCCTGAGTTCCGCAGCGCGGCGATCAGCGCGTTGAGGATTATCGACTGGCTGTTCGCGACTTCGTTGTTCATATCCACTCCTGTCGTTGTCCGCTGGAGTAGGCATTCTAGCGCTTAGGTTCGCGTCTAGGCTGATTCACCTCAGGAGTAATAGGTATGGCCGAGCCAAGTGGTGCGGTAGCAGCAGCCGGCGCCGTCGGGCTCACTGCCACCGCGATCATCCCCGGAGTCGACGTCAATGCTGTGATCGGCGGCTTCGCCGGCGCGCTGCTGTTCGTGCTCTGGGCTCACGACCTGACCATCGCAAGGCGTGTCGGTTACCTGCTGGCGTCCTGGGTGGGCGGCTACTACGCAGCCACCGAGGCTGTCGGGCGGGGCGCGACTCAGTTCTCCGGACTTCCCGCGCTGGTCACCGCCGCGCTGATCGTCACCATCCTGATCGGCGTGCTCGACTGGATGATCGGTGGCCGCGCGCCGGCATGGCTCCAGATCGTTCTGCAGCGCATCGTCGGCATGATCGGAGGCCGGAAAGATGGTTGACCTGGTGACCCTGGCGGCTGCGGCCGTCTGCGGCGCTATCAGTTGCCGCATCTTCACGTACCAGCGCCACGGCGCCACGTACCGGTTCGGCGTCTCGCTATGCGCGTACATCCTCGCCGCTGGGACCGGCATGCAGGCGCTGTCGATCAGCCTGGCCGTGCTGATGGCGCGCCACGCAACGCCGATATCGCCCTACCTGCTAGCGGTCCTGCTGGTGCTGCTGGTGCTGGTCTACCGCAACAAGGGCAACATCGCGCCCATCCTGAGGCTCAGTTGAGGTGATCCATGGCGCTGACCAAGAAACAGCGCCTGTTCGTCGACGAGTACCTGATAGACCTCAACGCGACGCAGGCCGCGATTCGGGCCGGCTACAGCACCCGGCGCGCGACGGAGATCGGCTATCAACTGCTCCAGCGGCCGGAGGTCGCCCAGGCCATCCAGGCCGCCATGGCCGAGCGCTCGAAGCGCACCGAGGTCGAAGCCGACTATGTGATCCGCCGCTTGCGCGAGATCGACGAGATGGACGTGCTCGACATCCTCGAGGACGACGGTTCGTTCCGGTCGATCCGCGACTGGCCCAAGGCCTGGCGCCAGTTCCTGTCCGGCATCGAGATCGCCGAGTTGTTCGAGGGCCGCGGAGACGACCGCCGTATCGCCGGCGTGCTCCGCAAGGTCAAATGGCCGGACAAGCTCCGCAACCTGGAACTGCTGAGCCGTCACGTCGGCACCGAGTCTGCCGCGCTCGACTTGGAGCTCAAGCGCCTGGATGTCGCGAAGAAGCGCGCCGAACTGAAGCTGCTGGAGAACCCTGAGGACGAAGCGCCGCCAACCAGCGTCGCGGTGACCATCATCGACGCGAGGGTGCGCGATGCCGACGCTTAACGTACCTCAGGCGAAGTTCCTGGCCTTGCCGAACAAGTTCTGCGGCTTCGTGGCTGGGTTCGGCTCCGGCAAGACCTGGGTGGGCTGCTCAGGGCTCGCCCAGCACGCCTGGGAATGGCCGCGCATCAACGCCGGCTACTTCGCGCCGACCTACGCCCAAATCCGCGACATCTTTTACCCAACGATGGAGGAGGTGGCTTTCGACTGGGGGCTGCGGACCAGGATCAACCAGGCGAACCACGAGGTTCATCTCTTCAGCGGTAGCGCCTACCGCACGACGATCATCTGTCGCTCAATGGAGAAGCCCCAGACAATCGTCGGCTTCAAGGTCGGTCGGTCCCTGGTGGACGAGCTCGACGTCCTGTCGCTGGTCAAGGCCCAGCAGGCCTGGCGCAAGATCATCGCGCGGATGCGCTACAAGGTGGACGGCCTGCGCAACCGTGTCGACGTCACCACCACCCCGGAAGGCTTCAAGTTCGTCTTCCAGCAGTTCGTGAAGCAGTTGCGCGAGAAGCCGCACCTGCAGGACCTGTATGGACTGGTCCAGGCCAGCACCTACGACAACGAGGCGAACCTGCCGGACGACTACATCGATTCGCTGATGGAGTCGTACCCGCCGCAACTGATCGCGGCGTACCTGCGCGGCCAGTTCGTCAACCTGACGTCGGGCACGATCTACACCGCCTACGACCGCACCCTCAACGCCTCGCAGGAGACCGTACAGCCCGGCGAAACGCTGTTCGTGGGCATGGACTTCAACGTCGGCAAGATGGCCGCCGTCGTGCATGTGAAGCGCCTGGGCCTGCCGCACGCGGTCGACGAGATCGTCAACGGGTACGACACCCCGGACATGATCCGCCAGATCAAGGAGCGGTTCTGGCTGTACGCCGACGGCGAATATCGCCCTACACGTCAGATCAGGATCTACCCCGACGCCTCCGGCGACTCGCGCAAATCGGTACGGGCCAGCGAGACCGACATCGCGCTGCTCAAGCAGGCCGGCTTTATCGTCTCGGCGCCCACAGCCAACCCGCCGGTCAAGGACCGGACCAACTCCATGAACGCCATGTTCTGCAACGCCAAAGGCGAGCGCCGGTATCGGGTCAACCCCGACCGGTGCCCGACCTATGCCGACGCCCTGGAACAGCAGGTGTGGGGCACAAACGGCGAGCCGGACAAGTCGGCCGACATCGACCACCCCAACGATGCGGCGGGCTACTTCATTCACAAGGAATTCCCGGTCGAGCGACCTGCGGCCGTTGTTACCACCCTGAGGTTCTGACAATGAACGAATCCGTTTGCCAGTGCTGCGCCGCTGTCGAGGAGATGCGCGAGCACTGGAAGCTGATCGATTGCATCAAGGGCGGCACCTCGGCCATGCGCGAGGTGGGGGAGGCGTATCTGCCCAAGCGGCAGCTCGAGACGAGGGAGGACTATGAAGCGCGGCTGAAGCTGGCGACGCTGCACCCCGCGTTCGAGGAAACGGTCGGCGCCATGGTGGGGCGAGTGTTTGCGAAGCCGGTCGTGATCGGCGATGACGTGCCCCAGGAAGTTGCCGACCTGCTGACCGACGTGGATACGGAGGGACGTGACCTGCAAGTGTTCGCCCAAGACTGGTTCCGCGGCGGGCTGGAGTATGGCCTGAAGTTCGCCCTGGTCGAGATACCGCAACGGCCAGAGGATCTGCCGAACACACGACAGGCTGAGCAACAGGCTGGCTTCAGGCCCTACGGGGTGCTGATCGAGCCTGGCCAGGTGCTGGGGTGGAAGACCGGCAAGGTTGCTGGTGTCGACAGCCTGACCCAGTTCCGCTTCCGGACGTGCCGGGTGGAGGAGGTGGACGAGTTCACCGACGAAACCGTTGAGCAGATCCGCGTGATCGAGCCCCACCGGCATCGTGTGTTCGAGGAGGGCAAGGACGGGTGGGAGATGGTGTCGGACACCCCGAACACGCTCGGCTTCATCCCCTTGGTGCCGTATTACACCGCGCGTACCGGGTTCCTCACGGCAAAGCCACCGCTGCTCGAACTCGCCCACCTGGTGGCGAAGCACTGGTGGCTCCAGTCCTCCCTGGACAGTCTGGTTGATGTCGCCTGCGTGCCGATCCTGGTGATGACTGGCGTCGACTCCGGCGACGAACTGGCCATCGGTGCGCGCTCCGCTGTGAAGTTGCCTCGGGAAGCCGACATGAAGTATGTCGAGCACACCGGCGCTGCCATCAAGACCGCGCGGGAACAACTTGACTCACTGCAAGAGGAGATGCGGCAGGCCGGTGCGAAGCTGGTGGAAAAGTCCACCCAGGTCATGACGGCGAAACAGTCTGGCGAGGAATCGGCGAAGGAGACCAGCAAACTGGCGATGATGTGCCAGGGCCTGCAGGACAGTCTGGTGCTGTTCTTATCGTACCTCTCCCTCGCACTGAACAACCGCGCCGAGGGCGGCACCGTGCAGCTCCAGCCGAATCTCGACCCGGATTACGCTCCGGCCGAGACCATGGGTGTGCTGCAGCGCATGCGTGACGGCGGCTCGTTGTCAGACCAGACCCTGTTCAACGAGGCCCAGCGCCGCGGCATGCTTGCCGAGGACCTGGACTGGGAGTCGGAGCAGGAGCGGATCCGCAATCAGGAGCCTGCGATATGACTCGCTTGGAGGTGCTGCTGGCGGAGCTGTATACCGACCATGGTATCGACCTGATCAGGACCACGGCGGGTATGTCGAAGGAAGTCGAGGAGAAGATCACCGAACTCGCCGAGGAGCTGGTGAAGCTGCTGCAGGGCCGCCGGTTGCCGCTGAAGAACGTCAAGGAGGTCAATGCGATCCTCGACGAGGCGGCCAAGGCAATCAAGGCGCAGTACACCGAGATCGCTGCGGCGCATGATGCCAACCTTCGGCAACTCGCGGTCATCGAAGGAGGCTTCGCGTCGAGCTCAGTCAACAGCCTGGTGAGCCGGCCAATCATGCTCGGCGTCGGCAAGAACCGACTCAGCGCCGTGGTTGCGAATACGCTCATCGAGGGCGCGCCTACCAAGCAATGGTGGCTCAAGCAGGCTGCGGATGTATCGTTTCGGTTCTCCGGTGTGGTGCGCAATGGCTTCGTGAATGGCGAGACCACGGAACAGATGGTTACCCAGATCGTCGGCCGCCGGGCTCGGGGCGACCAACCGCCGGTGAAGGGCTTCATGGATGTCAGCAAGCGCGCGGCTCGGACCTTGGTCCACAACAGCGTCCAAGCGGTGGCCAATGGCGCCAGGATGGAGGTCTACAAGGCCAATTCTGGCGAGAATGGCCCGGTGAAAGGGTATCGCCAGCTCAGCACCCTGGACTCGCACACCACTGAAATCTGCATGGTCTACGACCAGAAGACCTGGGATCTGCAGTTCAGACCTGTGGGGCACTCGCTGCCGTACAAGCAAGGTTGCCCGCGGCACTGGGGGTGTCGCAGTGCCACTCTGCCTTGGCTCAAGACGATGCGTGAGCTAGGTATCGACGTCGACGAGGTGAAGAGCACCCGGGCGTCGATGGACGGCCAGGTGCCGGCCAGTCTGAACTTCGAGACATGGCTCAAGGGTAAGTCGAAGGCCTTCCAGGACGAGAAGCTGGGGCCCGGCCGCGCCGACCTCTGGCGCCGAGGTGTCATCACCTTGAGCGACCTGTTGGACCAGTGGGGCAACCCGCTGAGCCTGGCCCAACTCAAGTCGCTGTACGCGCCCGACTGATCACCAATTCGTGTAGGCCCCGGCAACGTCCGGGGCTTTTTTATGCCTGCGTTTCGGATGGAGCGGGGCGCCTTCCGGGCCGGATGGCCCATCGCAATGGCCGGATGGCCGGAGAAAGACGAGATGAAACTGAAGACTGTCGAAGTCGATGGCAAGCAATACGCCGAGGTCCAGGATGGCAAGCCGGTCTACGTGGAAGATGACGGTAAGGAGATCGCGTTCGATGCGGTTGGTACCCGGGCCACCATCACCCGCTTGAACGGAGAGGCCAAGCAGCACCGCGAGCGGGCGGAGAAGGCCGAGAAGATCGCAAAAGACTTCGAAGGCATCGAGGACCCGGCCGCAGCGCGTAAAGCCCTGGAAACCGTCGCCAATCTCGACGCGAAGAAGCTGGTGGATGCCGGCGAGATCGAGAAGGTGAAGGCTGAAATCGGCAAGGCCTACGACACCAAGCTGACCGAGGCCACCACGCGCGCGGAGCAGTTGGAGCAGCAGCTCTACGCCGAGAAGATCGGCGGCAGCTTCTCCCGCTCGAAGTTCGTGGCCGACCGCCTGGCTGTTCCGGCCGACATGGTGCAGTCCGTGTTCGGTAAGCACCTGAAGATCGAGGACGGCAATGTCGTCGCCTACGACGCCCACGGCAACAAGCTGTACAGCAAGGCCCGTCCCGGCGAGGCCGCCGACTTCGATGAAGCGCTGGAGATTCTCGTCGACCAGTACCCCTACCGCGACCAGATCCTGAAGGGCTCTGGCCACTCCGGCGGCGGAACGCCCCCGGGCGGCAAGCCCTCCGGCAGCACGGCCAAGTCGCTCGCCGACTGCAAGACCGAGGCCGAGAAGGTCGCCTACCTCGAAACGATCAAGTAAGGAGGCCACATGGCTTTCGATCTCGCTGTATTCAACAAGCAGACCTACACGGCTCTGACCGAAACCGTCGCCCAGGCGATCGACAAATTCAACCAGGCATCCGCCGGCACCATCGTCCTGCAGAACGCGCCGGCGCAGGGCGACTTCGACATCAAGGCCAGCTTCAAGCTGATAGCCAATCTGGTGCGCCGCCGCAACGTCTACGGCAACGGCGACGTGGCTGCGACTCGTCTGACGCAGTTGCTCAACGCCGCGGTGAAGGTCGCCGCCGGCACGCCACCGATCGAGTATGAAGCGGCCCAGTACAACTGGGTGTTGCAAAACCCGGCGTTGGCGGCCCTGACCATCGGTGAGCAACTGGGTAAAGCACGTGTCGCGGATATGCTGAACACCGCCATCCGAGGCGCGGTGGCTGCAATCAGCGGTCACGCCGACGCGACCCATGGCAGCGCCACCGAGACCGCAACCTTCCGCACCCTGAACAAGGCGGCGTTCAAGTTCGGTGACCGCGCCAACGCCATCGCGGCCTGGGTGTTCCATTCCAGCGTGGTCAGCGATCTCTACGACAACGCTCTTGCGAACGCCGAGAACCTGTTCACCTACGACGGCGTGAACGTGATGCGCGACCCGTTCGGCCGTCTGTTCGTGGTGACCGACGCCGACTCGCTGATCGTGCCGGCTGGCGCCGACCCCGAGGCCAACCCAGCTTCGTTCCGCTCCCTGGGCCTGGTGCAGAGCTCGGTGCTGGTGACCGGCAACAACGACTTCGACGCCGTTCTGAACCGTACTACCGGCAAGGAGAACCTGGGTTCGGTCTACCAGGCCGAATGGAGCTACAACCTGGGCGTGCTCGGTTACACCTGGAAGACCGGTACGGGCGGCGCTTCGCCGAACGATACCGCGATCGGCACCGCGGCGAACTGGGAGCGCACCGCCACCAGCGTCAAGGACACCGCCGGCGTTCTGGTGCTGAGCAAGTAACCGCAGAGGGGCCGCCAGGCCCCCTTTTCATGAGGTGGACAATGACCAAGAAGATTCTGTGGTTCGTAGCGGGCCCGGCGACCTCGGACCAGATGGAGTTCGCCCAGCGCAATGGGCTGACGATTCGGGATCCGCTCGCCTATCGCCAGGGTGACTTCCTCGAACAGGCCGATGCGGTGGCTGGCGAGGTGCCGCGGGCATACTCGGTGGCCTACGACCTGATCGAACTGCAAACCAGCGGTGCTGCGAAGGCTTCGGGCGGCCAGGACGGCGAGCCGACCCTCGACGAAATCAAGGCTGACCTGAAGACCCTCGGCGTTGCGTTTGATGGGCGTGCAGGCAAGTCTGCGTTGGCGAAACTGCTCGCCGAGGCGAAGGCGGCCCAGGAGCCCTCGCCGTTGAACGACGAACAGGTGCTGGCGCGTCTCGTTGAACTGGGTGTCGAGGTGCCGGAAGGCGCCACGCCCGATTCGCTGCGCGAGCTCCTGAAGGCGACCGAGGAGAAAGCCAATGGCGGTGGTGACTGAGGGTGACGGCGCCAACAGCTACGTCTCCGTCGACCAGGCTACCGAGTATCACGCTCAGCGCGGCAATGCTGCCTGGGCGTCGGCCTCCAATGACAGCCGCTCCTCGGCACTGATCAGGGCGACCGACTACATCGACCGTAGCTATCAATTCCGAGGCTCGAAGGTCGACCTGGACCAGCCGTTGGAGTTTCCACGCACCGGCCTGGCATGGCCGAACCGGAAACTGCAGGCCGCAACGTGCGAACTGGCCCTGTTGGCGCTTGACGGGCCGCTGGATACGGTACAGCAGGCCTCCGCCGTGAAATCCGAGACGGTGGGGCCCCTCACCACGGTCTACGCCGATCCGGTGAACCAGGGGCAGCCGCGCTACGTTGCAGTGGATCGGCTTCTGGAGGCGCTGACCGTCGGCGGCGGCATGTTCAACGTCAGGGTGTCGAGGATGAGCTGATGGCCGATATCTACGACCGTTCCCGGGCGATGGCCATACGCATGCTGGCACCGCGGAGTAAGGGCGGTAAGGGGCTTGAGCTACGCCTGACCAAGTTCGAGCAGGGCGAGTACGACCCGGCGACCGGTGGAAGTCCAACCATAGAGCGCCGCTTCGATGGTTCCGGCATGCGCCAGGACTACGATGTGCGGGTTATCGATGGCTCGCTGATCCAACAGGGTGATGTCGAGATCATCATGTCACCAGTGCAGCTCGGGGGGCAGGACATGCCGGCGCCGAGGAACGGCGACCGTATCGAGTTCGACGGCGAGGCCTTCAAGGTGGTGACTGCGAAAGCCTGGAACTACGCCGGACTGGACATCGGCTTCGTCGCGCAGGCGAGGAGGTAGCGCATGGCCCGTGGCTCTCGCATGCGTCAACGCTACTCAGGGCGCCAGGGCAGCTTCGCTGCAGCGGTGGCGCAGTTCCGCGACCAAGCCTTGGCTGCCGGCGATGCGATCTACCAGCGGATCATGTTGGACCTGTCCGTCAAGGTGATCGAGAAATCTCCAGTCGGTGACCCGGAGCGGTGGGCCGCGAACGTCGCCTACCGCCAGCGAGCGAGTGCTGCGGCGGACCGCTACGACGAGAACGTTGCGATTCGCAACACCCTGATCAACCTGAATCCGAGCAACTTCACCAGGAACGGGAAGCTACGTCGAGGCGTGAAGCACGCGAAGCCGCTGACCAAGGCGGAGCGTGACCAGAACTTCGACGTCAACGGGATGGTGGTCGGGCGCGGGTATGTTGGCGGGCGCTTTCGGGCCAACTGGCAGTTCAGCATTGGCACGGCCGCGCAGGGGGAGATTGATGACGTCGACCCGACTGGCAGCAAGGCAATTTCTGCAGTGACCGCTGGGGTCCAGCCGCTGAAGCTCGGTGATACCGCCTACCTGGTGAATAACCTGCCGTATGCGGTACCGCTGGAGTACGGGCACTCCAGCCAGGCGCCGGCTGGCATGGCCCGGGTGACCATCGCCGAATTCCAGCAGATTGTGGAGGCCGCCGTCAGGGCGAACCAGGTATGAGTCACGAGATCATTCAGCAACTGTTCGAGGCTCGCCTGGACGTCTGGGCGAAGGCCAAGGGAATCCCGGTCGCGTACCCGAATGTGGCGTTCGAACCGACGCCGGGTGCCATCTATCTGCGCTGCTTCACGCTGCCCGCTGGCAGTACCAGTAGCGACTTGGGCGGCTACCACCGGGGCTTCACCGGTGTGTTCCAGATCAGCATCGTGGTCCCTGGTGGGCAGGGCACCGGCGTTGCCGCAGACATCATCGCCGGGTTGGGTCAGCAGTTCCCTCTCTACAGCGAGTTGTCTCGCCCCGGTTTCTCTGTGCAGGTGGTGAGCCCACCAGCGCCGGGACCCTGGATATCGGGGGACATCGCCGATACCAAACCAGTCTCCATCGGCTATCGCGCCGACATCTTCTGATCGCCCGCATGGGCACACCAGCACCCGCCATGAGCGGGTTTTTTCATTTCCACACGAGGAAAACTCCATGTCCGCAAGCCTCCCCAACGGCGCGCTGCTGGCCATTGCTGCCACCTACGGCACGGCTATTCCGATTACCGCTGTCTCCAACGCCAAGCCAGCGGTTGCTACCGCAGATGCTCACGGCCTGTTGGTCGGTGACGTCGTGTCGCTGGTGTCCGGCTGGACCGGCCTGAACGGCCGAGCCGTCAAGGTCGCAGCTTCCACCGAGGACACCTTCTCCCTGGGCAATATCGATACCACGGATGTGATCCGCTACCCGGCCGGTGGCGGCATCGGTTCGGCGAAGAAGGTCCTCACCTGGCAGCAGATCCAGCAGGTGATGAACCCGACCACCTCCGGCGGCGAGCAGCAGTTCGTCCAGTACCAGTACCTCGAGGACGATGACCAGCGCCAGTTGCCTACCTTCCGCAACGCGCAGTCGTTCTCGATGCCGATCGCCGACGACCCCAACTTGCCGCAGTGGGCGGTGATTGAGGCGGCGGACCAGAGTAAGGCGCTGCAGGTTATCCGCCTGACGCTGCGCAACGGATCGGAGGTTTTCTACAACGGCTACGTCTCGGTCAGCGACACTCCGACCCTGAACGTCAACGAAATCATGACCCGGACCCTGACCATCGCTCTCGATGGTCGCCCTGTTCGCTACAACCCGGCCCCCTAAGGAACTGTCATGGCGAAGAAGTTCAGCATCGCGCAGGCGCCCACCTTCGAATCCAGTGTGGAGATTCCCCGCCTCGGCGGGGAGTCCATCAAGGTGCCATTCACCTTCAAGTACCTAGATCGTGAAGCGCTGGCCGACCTCTACAGCAGTTGGGGGGAGCGGTTCAAACGCCTGGTCGAGGAGACTCGCGAGCAGTCTCTGGAAGCGTTCACCAAGGGTCAGATCGACCTCCAGGTCGAGCAGGTACAAGCCGTTGTGGCCGGGTGGGGGTTCGACGAGGCGTTCACCGAGGCCAACGTCCGGCTGCTGGTGTCCTCCTTGGTCAGCGTGCCCGAGGCCATCCTCGAGGCCTACCAGAGCGCCTACAGCAGAGGGCGCTTGGGAAACTGAAGCGCGCCGCACAGGAGCTCTATCGGCCTGTAGCCAGCCCCCAGGAGCTGGCGCAGTTCGGATTGTCGCCGGATGACTTCGACGAAAGCGACGAGCAGATGGAGCTTTGGCCCTGCAACTGGACGGCATTCATCGTCTTCGAGGCGATGAGCACCCAGTGGCGGGCTGGCATGTGTGGCGCAACAGGCCTGGACTACACCGCATTGCCGGTGGTGATGCAGATGTGCGGCGTAGCCGCTGGTGAGCAACCCGCGGTATTCGCGGATATCCGGGTGATGGAAGACGCTGCGCTGAAGGCCTTCCACGAGCAGAGGAAGTCGGGATGAGCAACTTCGCCGAACTGGGCATCAAGGTCGATTCGAGCCCGGCCGCCAAGGCGGCCGAGGACCTCGACAAGCTGGTCGACTCCGCCGACCAGGCCGAACAGGCCATCGACAACCTGTCCGACGCCAGCAAGGGCCTCGAGCAGGCCACCAAGGGAGTATCGCGCGCGGAGGAGGACGCTGCCCGCAGTGTCGACAAGGCGGCCGGTGCGCGTGAACGCCAGGCTGCTGCCAGCCGGAAGGTATACGACAGTGCCGCTGGCGAGATATCCATCATCAGCCAGTTGGAACGGGCGCTCTCCGGCAACGTCGCCAACATCGATGATCTGATTCGCGCCGAGAGCTTGCTCGAGCGGGCGCGCAAGGCCGGCCTGACCACGCTGCAGGACGAGGCGCAATATCAGGATCGCCTGGGTGCGGCCTATGACCGGTTGCAGAAGGCGGAAACCAAGGAGGCCGCCGAGAAGCAGCGCCTGGTTGCGGCGCAGAAGCGTCAGATCGAAGCGATGCAACGCACGGTCAACAGCATCGATCCGGTGACCGCTGCGTTGGCCAGGCTTGAGAAGCAGGAGGCCGCGTTGCGTGGGCTGCGCGCCGCCGGCGGGCTGGATGACGCCGGATTGGCCGCCGGCCTGGAGAAGATCGCGGCGAAGCGGCGGGACATCGAAGGGACCGGCGGCGCGATCAACAAGCTCGGGCTGACCAGCAAGGAAGCGCGCGAGAACGTGCTGCAGTTGGGTAACGCCCTCTCCACCGGTAACTGGCGGGTCGCCGCCCACAACATCGCCGAGATCGGTGTGAACGCCGGCGGCGCCGCGCGCGGTGTTATCGGCGTCCTGGCCCCGATTGGGCTGCTGGCAGCGGCGATCGGTGGCTTGAGCGTCGCTTATCTTGCTGGAAAGCGCCAAGCTGATGATTTCAACAAGGCGATCATCAGCACTGGCAATGCCTCTGGACTGACAGCTCAGCAACTGACCGACATGCTCGGCCGACTTGGCAAAAGCGGAAACTTCTCAGAGGCATCTGAGGCTCTTCTGGCGCTGGTTCGGTCAGGGCGGCAAGTAGGAGGCGCTTTCGAGGATGTCGCGCGCGCGGCTACGGAGATGTCTGCCGTAACCGGGCGGAGCGCTGGGGACATCGCAACTGAACTGGCGGGTGCCAAGGGTAAGGTTGCGGACTTGGCGGCTGAATACAACCGCCAGTACCACTTCATGAACGTCGACACCTTCGCTCAAATCGAAGCTCTGGAGCGGCAGGGACGTTCAATGGATGCCCTGAAGCTGCTTGCAGGGACGCTGGCCTCGGAGATGAGCGCTCGAAACCGAGAGATTGAGGCGTCGACCCGCGGAATCGTAAAAGCCTGGGACGATGCGACGAAAGCTGTAAAACGGTATTGGCAGGAACTTAAAAGCCGGACCGCTGCAGACCCTGAGACATTCAAGCTTCAGGTTTTGCAGGGCCAACTGGAGGACTCACGGAAGCTCCCGGATTCCACGCTGAACCGGAAGAACATTGAGTTCCTCGAAAAAGAGATTGCCTTGCTTCAGAAGCGGATCAGCGTCCGTGAGGAGGGGCGACGGGCTCAGGCAGAAGGTCAAGAGGACCAAGATAGCTTCATCCAGGCCAGCAAGGACCTGAATGCTCAGCTTGATAACGTATCGCCTGCGAAGAAGCGGGCAGCAGCCATTCGCGAGCTCAATGCGCAGTTTCTTGAGCTGCTGAAATCATCGGAACGGCTTGGTAAGAGGAGCCCTCTGCTCGAGGGGGTTCAGTACGATGGGCGTTCTTTCTCTGGCGGTGCGTACGACCAACTGCGCAAGGGGATTGAGGAGCGCCTGAAGGACCAGAAGGGCTCCGCCGGTTCGGTGGACCTACGCGCGGCCAACGCCGCGAAGAACAGCTTGGCCGAGATCACCGCGACCTACCGTAACGCGCAAAAGGAATTGGAGGCATCCCAACGCGCAGGCGTGATCAGCGCGGAAAGCTACGCGCAGCAGCGCATCTCGATCATCCAGCAGGAGCGGGATGAGGTCACCCATGCCTACGAGCGTGAAATCGCAGCGCTGGAGGCTGCCAGGGCGAAGCAAGGAACGTCGGCAGCCCAGCGAATCCAACTCGACCAGAAGATCGCCGACGCCAGGTCGGCCATGGTCAAGGCGCAGAAGGACGCGGACACGGAATTGGCTATTCTGGCTGCGAACGAGGATGGCAGGCTCGCCCGGCAGAAGGCCGCCACTAAGGCCTATGTCGATCAATTGGAGCGGCAGCGGGCTGCGCTTGCGGCAGCCGGGACTCGAGCGGCGAACTCCCTTGGGCTTGGTGATCGCCAGGCTGGGCTTCAGAGCAGTCTGGATGGCGCAACGGACCGCTTCAATGACGAGCGCGCCAAACTGCTGGACCGCCGCCGCACAGCGCCGGACAAGTACTCGCAGGAAGACTACAAACGTGACTTGGTGATCTTGGCGGAAGCCGAAGACAAGTACCGGGATACGGTGATCTCGAACTACGACAAGATAACCAAGGCCCAAGGGGATTGGCGCAGCGGTGCTTCCTCTGCCTTCCAGACCTATCTGGAGAGTGCTCGGGACGTGGCGGGTCAAACCAAGAGCCTGTTCACCAGCGCGTTCAGCAGCATGGAGGACTCAATCGCCAACTTCGCCACGACCGGCAAGTTGTCGTTCTCCGACTTCGCCAAGAGCATCCTGGCCGACATGGCGCGGATTACAACGCGCGCCGCTGCCTCGCAGGCCCTTTCGTCCCTCTTCGGCGGATTCTTCGGCGGTGGAAACGCTGCCGCGCAGTCTGGTGTCGACAACCTGGTGAGCAACAGCGGGCTGTTCGCCAACGGTGGTGCGTTCGCCGGCGGCGTGCAGATGTTCGCCACTGGCGGGGCCTTCACCAACAGCGTGGTCAGCACGCCAACTGCGTTCGGCATGAGCGGCGGCCGTATGGGTGTGATGGGCGAAGCGGGGCCAGAGGCCGTGATGCCGCTGACCAGAACCTCGTCCGGGGCCCTCGGTGTGCGCGCTATGGGCGGCGGTGGTTCGCAAATCAACGTCGAGGTGAACATTGCCTCGGATGGTTCGGCCAACGTCTCCAGCAGCCAGCCTGGCCTGGACCAGTTCGGTCGCGACATCGGGACGTTCGTCGAGCAGAAGTACCGACAACTCCTGGCGCGTGATCTGCGGCGTGACGGTGCGATCGGCCGCGCCATCAACGGGTAGAGCACATGGCAATCGAAACCTTCACCTGGGCCACCGAGAGCGGTGGCGAGGGCGACATCACCTTCGCCACCAGGTCTGCGCAATTCGGTGACGGCTACAAGCAGTTGGTGAGCGAAGGTCTGAACAGCAAGTCCCAGAGCTGGCCGGTTTCCATCACCGGGCCGGCGGCGACCATCAAGGCCGCGATGGACTTCCTGGACCGCCACGCTGGAGCGCGGGCGTTCCTCTGGACGCCGCCCCTGGGCGGCCTGGGCTTCTACACCTGTGCGGGCTACCGGCCCGTCAACCTCGGCGGCCGGGTCTACCGGCTGACCGCGACCTTTGAACAGGCATTCCATCCATGACACTGATCACCGATATCCAGAAGCTGGAGCCCGGCGGCGAGGTCGTGCTGTTCGAGCTCGACGGCAGCGACTTCGGCGCCGACGTGGTCCGGTTCCACGGTCACGCTATCCCGCACAGTCCGCAGGAACTGGCCGCTGCCGGCGCCAACGCCGACCAGTTGCCGGCGAAATCGATCTGGTGGCAGGGCCACGAATACGCGGCCTGGCCGGTGCAGATCGAGGGCATCGAGGCCAACAGCGATGGTACTGCGGCGCGGCCGAGCTTCACCGCCGGCAACGTCAATGGCCGGATTACGGCGCTCTGCCTGGCGTTCGAGGACCTGCTCCAGTTCCGCCTCACCATCCGGACGACGCTTGCGAAATATCTGGACGCGGCGAACTTCCCAGGCGGCAATCCCGACGCTGATCCCTCCCAGGAGATCGTCGAAATCTGGTACTTGGACCAGAAAACCAGCGAGGACGGCCAGTACGTGGCCTGGGAACTGGCCTCGCCAGGCGACGTTGGCGGCGAGCAGGTCGGCCGGCAGATGACCACCCTTTGTCACTGGGCGATGACGGGCGGGTACCGCGGGCCCAACTGCGGCTACACCGGCCCGTACTTCGACACCGACGGCAACCCCACCGATGATCCAGCCCGGGACGAGTGTGATGGCTGCCTGGGCACCGGTTGCATCCCGCGCTTCGGTGAAGGGAACCAACTGCCCTTCGGCGGCTTCCCTGCCGTCTCGATCATCGCCAGGAGCTGACCATGCTCAAGCACATCCTGTCTGCCGTGCAGAAGCATGCCGCGGCAGAGTATCCGCGCGAGTGCTGCGGACTGATCATCCGTTCTGGCCGGAGCCAGCGATACGTTCCCTACGAAAACACCGCTGCCGACGCCGGCGAGGAGTTCCGCATCGCGCCGGAGGCGTATGCAGAGGCAGAGGATCAGGGAGAGATCGTCGCCGTGGTGCATAGCCACCCCGATGCCACCAGCCGACCGAGTGCCGCAGATGTCGCGATGTGCAACGCCTCGGGCCTGACTTGGCACATCCTGAGCTGGCCGGAGGGCGACCTGCGTACCATCGAGCCCGTCGATCAGGTGCCGCTGCTCGGGCGCGCGTTCGTGCATGGGGTGCAGGACTGCTGGCAGGTCTGCGCCGACTGGTACCAGAGGGAGTGGGGCATCGAGTTCCCGCACTTCGAGCGTGCCGATGGCTGGTGGGAGCGGGCAGACGGTCCAAGCCTCTACGAACAGCGGTTCGAGGGGGCCGGCTTCATCCGGGTGGACCGGCCGCAGCGCGGCGACATGATCGTGATGGCGGTGGGGCGCACCGCGCACCCGAACCACGCTGGGATCTACCTGGCGGACGACCCATCACTACCTGGCGAGGATGCGCAGCACTTCGGCGCCGGGCCGTTCCTGTTGCACCACCTGTATGGGAAGCCCTCAGAAATCATCGTGTTCGGCGGGCCGTGGCTCGACCGGATGCGCTTGGTGCTGCGGCACGTCAGTCAAATCAATCACTAAAGCGGCTAGGCCGCAGGAGGATGTATGAACACCAACGATTCTTGCACCAAAATCACCGCATGCCTGGATATGCTGGCAGTAGCGCTCGCGAGTCACGGCCACAAGTGGTCGGACAGGGAGCGCCAAGCCTACGAAGAGGCTATCGAGCTGGCCTCTACTTCTGCCGGTTGTAGGGAGACTGGTTCGTCGGCTTCAGACTAATGCCGAGCTCAGACGCCTTGGCATAGACGGCGTCCTCCGTTCTCCCAAGCTTCAGGCCAATAACACGTGTAGGCGTGTTCTCTTTGGCAAGGCGCTTGAGTTCGGTGACATCCTCTGCGCTCCAGGGCGTGCCGGTGTTTCTATCAGATATGGACATTTGACCTCCGTGGTCAGTAGCTCGCGCCGATTTTGGCGCACCCGGTCCCTGGGCCCTTTTGCTCAGGGTCGGGAACCCTGTGAGGTCATAACGCTACTACGCCTCTTCCGATGCCGGTAGCTGGGGATGCGTACAGATCTGACAGGCTCCAGTGCAGGCTTCGTCGTTTCCGGTGGTGACCACCTTAAATCAGACCAGATTCTTGCTTGATAGCGAAAAACAACGCCTTCTAAATCGGCGATCCTGGCTTCACCGGCCAAAAAAGCAAAACCCCCGAGAGCTGGCCGGCTTCGGGGGTTTTTGTTTCTACCCCATGAGATAGGCATGAGGAGAACGTACTTGGATTTTAGCAAGATCATTCGCGAGGTGCGAATCATGACTGACAAACTGTCGCCGCCGCGCTTTTGGGCGCTTTGGTTGGTTTTCTTCGTGATTGCTGTTGGCTACCTGTCCAGCAATCTTCCGTGGGACAGGCTGCTCGGTTGAGAGATGCGCAGTCAGGGTGGGAGAAAATGAACGCAAAGGACGCTGGAATCGTTGGCAAGCGGCTGGCCAACGCCGCACTCATCCTAGCCACAGGCGTAGCTATTGCATCCATCATAGCAGCCATCGGAGTTGTGCTGGGTTGACTGAAACCGACCGCTAAGCGATCGGCGCTGCGGTATCGGAACGCAAAATGAAGCGGCTGTGCCGCGGGAGGAGAGTATGCAGCAGCGCTATTTGCTAACCATCCATGACCTTTTTACGGTGCGCGATGGCGTGCGGTGCGGCGGCGAGGCGTTCGTGGCAATCCTCGACGATCAGGATGAAATCGACCGATTGAGATTCGCCGGCATGACGAGTCCAGGTAGCGCTGGGTATCGTCGTAGCTATTCCGGGAAGCCTGGGCTCACCGCACGACTGGTTTCTGGTCCAGGGCGTATCACCTTCGAAGCGATCAGCTCGGCGGCGTGAGTCCGCCGACAAAGTTGTCAGTGCCCACCTCGTGCGAGCCGTATTCGACGCCGAAGCCTTCGCCGTACAGTAACGCCTCAGCGTCCACTGCTTCCTTGGACGCATAAATATCCATGAATCTCCAAGGTGCGCTCTGGACAACCGCCCAGCCTGGAACCCAGCCGGGATTGCTCGGGTCTTTAGGCAGATTGTGGACGAGACTTCTATTGATCATGTGATCTCCATTGTCAGGTGAATACCTTCCGGTGTCTTACGGCAGGGCACGCAGTACGTGTCCTATCTCATAGTCGCCCAGGTTCACCACCCAGCCTCCTTCCAATGGAGCCAGATAGCCGAGCCTGGTGCCGTCAGGGGCAAAGAGCACAGAGTCAATAATGCTGAAGGGTGGCTGTCCAGGCACCGTCGTTTGTCCAATGCCATCCACGATGTAACCAAGCACCTCCGTCGAGGCTCTGCTCTTGAAAATTGCCCACTTCCCAGTTAGATACGACTTTTCGGCCATAAAATGCTCCTTGTAGCTGTGGCAGATATTCATTGCGGCCTCGTGGTCTGTTTTGACGAGGCTGTTCAAGATTACGGGACCTGAGTTGCTGGTGGCACTGTGATTCTACCCAGCCTTGAAGCGACTGAGGTAGACCCAGCGGTACGGCAGGATGCGTCTGGTACTGCGTTATCGAGAACGCTCCTTGTCCGCTTGAGTCCAGCTGTGTGCCGGGTACTCGTGCTGGCGTGGTGATGGTAGAGTCCAGGCCTTTCCATAGTTTCTGCGGAGAGCAATGGATGCGCATCCTGGGAATTCTTGCGCTGGTGGTTGGAGCCGTGCTGCTCATCAGCGCGCTCGCCATGGACACTACTGTCGGCACCATGTCTGGCGATCGAGTGAACAACATAGGCCTCATTGCTGCCAGAGAACAGAGAACAATCATTGCTGGCACTGCACTCATTATTGGCGTACTGCTTGTAGTGCTTGGAAAAAGGAAGGTGCTTACGCCGACGCCTGCAGTTGCCTTTGACTCTCGGCCATGTCCGTATTGCGCAGAAACTATTAAGTGTGCCGCCGTCAAGTGTCGATTCTGCGGCGCGGACGTGGAAGCAACCCCGGCTCCCGAGGGGCCGCCTCCTCTAACTCATGGGTGGACAGTGAATATCGCATGTAAGCCCGGAGAGGAGTTTGATGGGCATCTTGCGAAGCTCGAAGAACTTCAGTTGCCAATATTCTCCAGTGCTGAATCGACAATTGTGGTCGGACCATACGCGGAGAAGAAAAAGGCAGACTCGGTGAAAAGAAGGCTTAGTGCAGTCCACTATATGCATGGAAAACTGGACTGGATAGAGAAGTAGATACCCCCACTGTTTATCGATTTCAGTGCAGAACCGCCTCCGGGCGGTTTTTTATTACCTGGAGAAACACATGACCATCGCAGCGCACCACACTCCGATGACCACCATCAAACTCTACGGCGCGCTCCGGCAGTTCGGTTGGGAGTACCGTATGCTCGTCGGGTCGACTGCGGAAGCGATCAAGGCCTTGTGCGTGCAGATTCCAGGCCTCGAGCGCTTCCTCGCCAATGCCCACCTGCGAGGTATGGAGTTCGCTGTATTCCGTGGGAAACGGAACATTTCCGAAGATGAGCTGCAGTTCGGGGGCGCCGAGGAAATTCGCATTGCTCCGGTCATGCGTGGCCGGAAGCGTGGCGGGTTGGTGCAGACGATAGTCGGGGCTGTGCTGATCGCTGCTTCCTACGCTTTTCCCGTCATAGCCCCGTATGCGCTGCCTGCAGGGATAGGGATGGTTGCCGGCGGCGTCATCCAAATGCTCAGCCCCCAAGCCCAGGGCCTGAAGCAGAGCGCGGCGCCGGAGAACCTGCCCAGCTACGCCTTCGGCAGCGCCAGAAACACCACCGCCAGCGGGAACCCGGTGCCGATCTGCTACGGGAAGCGCCGCTGGGGTGGGGCGATTATTTCTGCATCGATTTATTCGGAAGACAAAATTTAATTAGGAATATTTTCTTGCTTGTTTAGAGAGTATCTGTAAGAGAATTTTTTGCCATATATAGAGCTGAAGTCTATTTGATAGTCGAAACTTGTGTTTGGTGGCTGTAGTGTTGTGAATATAAGCCTTGAGGTCGTGCACTCTTTGTTGTTGTGGATATCTACAAGGACGATTTCCTCCCCTGTTTTTAGTGAGTCGTTAGGGCGAGGCATTCCGGCAATTGCGCAGTATGGGGACACTCCTTGTTTAGCTAGTGCGTGTAGAATGTTTCCATCTATTTCCTTGCCATTCTCGTAGAATGTTACTTTGTCTATATATGCTGGCCCTAGTCCGTTATTGAATATTATCATTTTGTAATCATCTTTAAGGGAAAGGTATGAGTTTACTCTTGGTTCGACGCTTATGTAGTTGTGTTCCTTAAGAGTATAGGCTTGATATGCGCTTAGGGTTACGGCAGTTATTGAGGTTATCAGGGCGCACCACTCAATCCAATGTGATCGTGAGGCCTTCTCTTGGTTGCTCATGATTTTCATTCCTTGAAAGTGAAGTTGAATTTCCAATTTATATAGATAAACCCGCTAAGTGAATTTCTACTAGCACTTTAGATAGCCCGCTTATGTGCGGGCTATTTCATGCCCGGAGGAAAGCATGGGCGCAGTTCACCAGCACCTGGCCGGCCGCAAGGGCGGCAGTAGCAAGCCGAAACAGCCGGTCGAGGCACCCGTCAGCCTGCGCTCGGTCGCGATGGCCAAGATTCTGCTTGCCGTGGGCGAAGGCGAGTTCGCCGGCGTTCCGAGCGAGCGCGATATCTACCTCGACAACACCCCGCTGATGGACCCGAGCGGTAACCTGAACTTCCCAAACGTTAAGTGGGAGTGGCGCGCGGGGGCGGTGGACCAGGACTACATCCCCGGCATCCCTGCCGTTGAGAACGAAACCAGCGTCAACGTCGAGTTGCGCAGCGATACGCCCTGGGTGCGCTCGCTGAGCAATACCCAACTTTCCGCAGTGCGCCTGCGCTTCGCCTGGCCGGCGCTCCAGCAGCAGGACACCAACGGCAACATCGGCGGGTGCCGGATCGAATACGCCGTAGATCTGGCCACCGACGGCGGCGCCTACCAGGAGGTGCTGCGCGAGGCCGTCGATGGCAAGACCACCACCCGTTACGAGCGCTCCCGCCGGATCGACCTGCCGGCGGCCACCAGTGGCTGGCAGTTGCGCGTGCGGCGCCTGACGCCGAACCAGAACAACAACCGTATCGCCGACACCATGCTGATCGCCGGCTACACCGAGGTGATCGACGCGAAGCTGCGCTACCCGAACACGGCCCTGCTGTATGTCGAGTTCAGCGCAGAGCAGTTCAGCAACATTCCGGCTGTCACAGTCGACTGCCGCGGGCGGAAGGTCCAAGTGCCGAGCAATTACGATCCGGAGACCCGGGCCTACCTCGGCATCTGGGACGGCACGATGAAACAGGCCTGGACCGACAACCCGGTCTGGCACACCTACGACATCGTGACCAACGATCGCTTCGGTGTGGGTAAACGCATCAAGGCTTGGATGGTCGATCGCTGGGAGATGTACCGGATTTCCCAGTACTGCGACCAGTTGGTGCCGGATGGGAAGGGTGGCCAGGAGCCGCGACACACCTGCAACCTGAACCTGCAAAGCCGCGCCGGGGCCTGGGAGCTGCTGCGCGACCTCACCGCTATCTACCGTGGTATGGCGTACTGGGCCCAGGGCCAACTGAAGATCCAGGCGGATATCCCGCGCGCCACCGACGTCGATTTCGCCTACACCAGGGCCAATGTCATCGACGGCCGCTTCAGCTACGGCTCGGCCAGTGAGCGCACTCGCTACAGCCGTGCCTTGGTCAGCTACGACAATCCGGCGAACAACTACGACACCGACGTGGCTGTGGCCACCGATAAGCGCCTGCAGCGGCGTTACGGCGACAACCCGGTCGAGGTGGCAGCCATTGGCTGCACCCGCGAGAGTGAGGCCCAGCGGCGCGGAAAATGGGCGATCCTAACCAACAGCCAGGATCGCACGGTAACGTTCCGTACCGGTATGGACGGGGCGATTCCGCTGCCGGGATGGGTGATTCCGGTGGCTGACGCGCTGCTGGCTGGACGGGAGATTGGGGGGCGGGTTTCTGCGGTTGCTGGCCGAGTGATCACCTTGGATCGCGATACCCAGGCAAAGGCTGGCGACCGGCTGCTCCTGAACCTGCCCAGCGGTAAGGCTGAGGCGCGAACCGTGCAGTCGGTTGCCGGGCGCGCGGTGACCGTGACGACAGCCTACAGCGAGACCCCGCTACCGGAACTGGTCTGGACCCTCGATGCCGACGACCTGGCGGTGCCGCTCTACCGTGTGATGAAAGTCAGCCAGCCGGAGCGGGGTGTCTTCGAGATCACTGCGCTGCAGTACGAGCCCGGGAAGTTCTCAGCGATCGACACTGGCGCCAAGTTGGAGAGCCGGCCGATCAGCGTTATCCCGATCACCACCGTGGCGCCGCCGGCGAGCGTCACGCTGACCTCGCACTACCAGTTCGATCAGGGGTTGGCGGTCAGCACGATGACCATCGCCTGGCCCCCCGTGGAAGGGGCTGTCGCCTACGACGTCGAGTGGAAGAAGGACAGCGGCAACTGGATCCGCCTGCCGCGTGCCGGCACCACCAGCGTCGATGTGACCGGCATCTACGCAGGAGGCTATCTGGCGCGGGTGCGCGCGGTGTCGGCGTTCGACATCACGTCGGTCTGGAAGAGCTCGATCCTGACCCAGCTCAGCGGTAAGACCGGCGCGCCACCGGCGCTGGCGTTCCTGCGTACCACCAGCGGACCGTGGAAGATCGGCCTGGAGTGGGCATTCCCGGCCAGTGGCGCGGCGGACACCGCCTACACCGAGATCCAACAGTCGGTTACCCCGGGCGGCAGCGAACAGAACGCAACTGCCCTGGGTTTGTTCGCATACCCGACCGACACCCACACGCTGACCTCGCTGGCGGCCGGCGCTCGCCTGGCCTTCCGCGGGCGGCTGATCGACCGGACCGGCAACGTCGGCCCCTGGTCGGCCTGGGTCGACGGTATAAGCTCGACGGATGCGAGCGAGTACAACGAGCTGATCACCAAGGAGTACGTCGAGTCCGCGCTGGGCGAGCAGTTCTTCGCCGACATCGATCAGATGCAGGTCGATATCACTGGCCTGCAGGACCAGATCGACAATCTGACCGATGTGCTGGCCTACGACCCGACGAAGACCTACGCGAAGAACGATATCGTGCGGGTCGGCAGCCGGCTGTATCAAGCGAAGCAGGCGGTGCCGCTCAACGCCTCGCCGCCGAACGCGACCTACTGGGCCGACATCGGACAGTCGATCGAGACGGCCAACGGCCTGGCCCAGCAGGTGGCCACCAACACCGCGGATATCACCGAGCTCGACGGTAAGGTCGAAGCGGCGGCTTCGAGCCTGGATGTTCTGCAGGCTGTCGCCCGCCGGGAGCCGGCGACCGGAGAGAAGGCCGATGCGCTGAAGGGCTGGGACACCATTGCTCGAGCCGCCACCGAAGTCACCGTGCGGGCGAACGAGGATGAAGCGCAGGCGAAGCGGACGAGCTTGCTTGAAGCGCGTACCGGGACCGCGGAGGGCAGGATCGCCACCGTGGAGTCGGTCGTTGCGTCGAACAATGCCGTGACCGTCCAGCGGCTGGACCAGCTATCCGGCCAGGTTGCGAGCAACGCCTCGGCCATCAGCACCGAACAGACCGTCCGCGCCAACGCGGACAGCGCCCTGGGGCAGCGGGTGGATACCGTCAGTGCGCGCACCGATACCAACGAGGCGAACATCCAGACCACATCTCAAGCGGTTACCTCGCTGGATGGAAGCGTCAAGGCGCTCTACAGCGTGAAGCTCCAGGCGCATGCCAATGGCCAGAAGTACGCCGCTGGCTGGCAACTGGGCTTCGACAGCGGTACGAGCGTGACGACCATGGCGTTCCAGGCTGATCGGTTCCTCTGGTTCAACAGTTCCAGCGGGCAGACCGTGGCGCCGGTCTCGATCGTCGGCGGCCAGATGTTCATCAACAACGCGATGATCCAGGACGGCTCGATCACCAACGCGAAGATCGGCAACGTGATTCAGTCGACCGCCCTCGGTGCCAACGGCGAGCCGCTGTGGAAGTTGGATAAGGGCGGCGCGTTCACAATGAACAGCGCAACGTCGGGAGGGTTTATGCGTCAGACGGCAGAGGCAATAAAAGTGTATGACGGAAACTTGGTGCTTCGAGTCCAGATCGGGAATCTTGATGTATGAGTTACGGAATGAGAACGCGTTCGGCCGGCGGCTCAATACTCTTTGACAGCAACAATTACTCATTGAGGATGGTCTATCGTCGGGACTTGGGGAACATTCCTCAGGGACTTTCAGTTACGGTCCCTGGGTTCGACGGTTCTAAAGGTGTCATGTTTGTCGTCTGCAATACGCCGGATTCTAGATCTTGGATTCCCAGGCATACCATTAGCGGCTCGACTATTGCGTTTGGTTGGTCCGGTGATGTAACAGCGAATTACACTCTATATGCGGTGATGTTCTCATGAGTTTCGGTGCGAAGTTTGTTGGGAATGCCGGTCAGGTGATAATCGATCAGGACCACCCTTGTCTGCATCTGGTTGCGTCTGGTACCTACCCAGCCACTAATGCCCAGATCATCAACGTCTCGTACCCATCTCCGGTGCGGAGCCCGCTCCCACCGTTTGTTTTCTTTTGCCCTAATGGGTCGCATCACATAACGATGTTCCAGCATGCTGGTTCGGCTGGGAACTGGACGGGTTTCAGCTTCTACGTGAAGGTATTTCAAGATACAAGCGGCGTCGTACTGGGAGGGAAGTGGAAGGCATGCGCGGTGTTCATGCCGAAAACTGGCGGATGGGGGATGCAGATATTCGACAATCAGTCGAGAGTGGTATTTGACAGTAACAGGGATCTTGTTCGGTTCATAAGTGGTACCCAGATGCTGAATTATTACGGCACGAATGGTAACTATCTGGGGTATTACACCCTGCATTCATGGGCTGCACCGTGGCTGCATGGGACTGATGGGTATTTTCTGGTTAGTCATTTCAATGTACAGGCGCAACCGCCCCAAGGTGATACTGGAGAGTGCTCCATTGGGTTTGTTACTTCGGCCCGAAACACAGTCGTAGCAACTGTTCAAGTCGGCGGACCTGGGCAAGACGCAATACGAACACCTTTCCCATGGCCTCTTCTGGCCATTGCATAGCAGGAGAACTCTATGGCGTGGTACTCAACCGGAACCGTGGCGGTGACCGCAAATAGCCCGACCGTTACCGGTACCGGCACACAGTTCTCGTCCAATGCCCGAGTCGGCGACGCATTTCGCGGACCCGATGGACGTTGGTACGAGGTCACAAACGTCGCCAGTTCGACGGTCATCTCGATCAAGCCCAACTACCAGGGCAGCACGGCCAGCGGCCAGGCCTATGCGGTGGCGCCGATCCTGGGCTACGACAAGGACCTGTCGGATCGATTCAACCTGATCGCCAACCAGTGGGGGGCAACCCTGGCGGGGATCAAGCCCTGGGCGCTTTCTGCAAATGCGGCGGCAGCGCGGGGGGATCTCGGCCTCGGCAGTGCGGCGGTACGGGAGGCGCTCGGTAGTTCGGGCGCGCTGTACTCTCGAGACAGCATTCTGGGCGCCGTTTCGCAGTCGAGCGGCGTACCGACCGGTGCGGTGATTGATCGCGGGAGTAACGCGAACGGGGAGTATGTGCGGTTCGCGGATGGGACGCAGATATGCACGATGAGTATCAATGTCAACGACCAGGCCATCGACTCTGCCTACGGCTCTCTCTTCCAAGGTGCTAGGACGTGGTCATTCCCGGTGGCATTTTCGGGTGTGCCGGCGGTGTCCGTGGGTTTGTTTCGGTGGGGTTCAGCCGCGAGTTGGGGAAGTGTCGCAACCCTCCCCAGCACTACATCTGCAACGTTGCGAGGTTTCGATATTGCGGCGCGGCCTGCAGGGACCTCTACCGCTATTTCTGCAACGGCCATTGGGAGGTGGTTCTGATGAACTTCTTGCTGGTTCTTTCGCCGCAGTACGGGCCCGCGGAATTTGGCGACTACACCACTGTGTCGGTTTCCGGCGGCGTGCTTACCGTCGAGGATCGTGACTATGCGTTCCCAGACATCGAAGACGGCGCCGAGCTCACGATGGATGACTTCGCCGATCCATATCCCGTCTACCAGGTTCGGCGGCGAGGCGACACGATTTCGGTGTGGATCATTTACAGATATCCGGCAGATGCGACCCATGCTGCCAGATACCCCGAGCCGGTTTCCGTTCCGGGTGATTTCGACGGGCCTGTTGATCTGCCGAGGTGAAAGCCAAGGTCGAGGAGATCAAGGCTAGGTATCCGCGGCCGGACGCTGGCGGCGTGTAGGCTACCCATTTTGAATGGGGGCATGGCCGTGCTTGTGGTTCATCGGCGCGTATCGCCCGAACTTGCGTATCTGCCTTGGGCTGGTCGCTGCAACCTCTTCGTTCACGTCTGGAGCGCAGGTGGACGTAGGGTGGCGGGTGGGAGTCAGGGAGATAGAGATTCTCGTCTGATCGGATTGGAGTCCCCCATGGTGGCGCTATGGAGGCTCAATGGTAGCGCAGTGGTGGCGCCATTGAGAGCCTAGCTGCTACCATCCCGCGCCTTCATTAAGCCTTATCCGATTCTACATGACGATAAGCTCACATGACGAATGCAATGGAATGATTTTACAATGCGAGCACTCTCTATATCACTTTCTATAATTTCTATGCTGGCGTCGCACTCCGCCATTGCGGGGTGTCCTGATATTAGGCCGGCTCCGAGAACCATAAACGACACGGCAGAAAATTATTCAAAGTCTCCTGGATTTAGCCTAAATGAAGAAGGGGTTCTTCAGTTTGACTATGGCGCACATCATGGCGGTCTAGGTAAGTGGGCTAATCCATTTTTCGATTCGAATTATGCGCTGGCTCTGTATCGGGACTGGCTAAACAGCGAGTGCAAAGACGATGCCTTGAAAGAGAATTTTCTTCATCAAGCAAAATGGCTGGCAAATACCGCTAAGGTTGATGGAGATATCGCATCTTGGCCATTGCCATTCAGAGATCAGAACTTCGATCTAGATCCAGGCTGGATCTCGGGTATCGGGCAGTCTCGTATTGCTGGCGTTTTGTTACGAGCGGAATCAATCACTGACGACCCCGAACTTCGTGAGATTGCAAGAAAGGCACTCCATGCGTATGACGTGGATATCAAGGATGGCGGGGTAGTTACTGTTGACGACCAAGTAACATGGATTGAAGAGATGGCTGACCCAAAGGGTCGATCATACAAAGTCCTTAATGGTCACATCACTGGACTGTCGGGAATCTTAGATTTCTATGAGATTACCCATGAGCAGAAGTGGAAGGATCTGTTCGACCGTGGCGTGGCTGCGGTTAAGCGGGATATTCCCAAATTCGATGCTGGCTTCAGCAGCTATTATAGTCTGCTCATGCCTTCGCAGAAAAGACCGATAGCACCTCTGGGCGACTACAACCCACTTCACGTTTCGCAGCTTCTTTGGCTGTATGATAAGTCGAGTGATCCGGTCTTTCTCGACTACGCTATGCGCTTCCAGGCCTACGAAACGAACAAGGATTCCTTTAGCGCATCCTCCTCCATAGATCCAGTTAGGCATGGTCCTGATAGTGTGCGTGCGAAGTATGGTAGCTCATACTGGTCTGTCGGGCAGTTCCCGGCATGGTTCGACATCGCCACTCCACAGCCTGAACTGATCAGGGGGTTGTCCTTTGATGTGAGCGAGGTCGAGCAGGCTCCGGCCAAGTTCACGGTGCTGGCTGAGGTCGACGGGAAAATGGTTCAGGTAGCAGCGTCGCCCGATGTGCTTTCCAAGAACATGGACATCATCTTTGACAAGCCTGTGCTGACGGGTCGGGTCAGAATCGATATGCCTGTGCCTGGCCCCAAGAAGATGGTCGCCCTGAGAATGGCGATGCTGTTACGCCAGAACACGCTGCGTGCACCTGTGGCAAACGAGTGCAATCACACCTATGACAGCCGCAAGAAGGTGAATCCTAACAACATAGACTCCGCCTTTGACGGTGACGACGGAACTGCAATGACAGTTATCTGTGACGGCTGGATCGTATCTGAGGTAGATAAGGACTCCCTTGTATCAGTAAGGTCTTCAGCTTCCGAGGATAAAGCCATTAAATTCTATGGATCTGACGATTTGGCAGCATGGACTGAGATTGAAAATGAAGATGCGCGTAGCGCTCACATACCATTCAAGTTCGTCAAGTTCGACATCGATACTTCAATGAAGGGCATCGTCGAGGTCACAGAGACGAAGGTTGAGGATATGGGTATTCTTAAGAGAATCAAGCTTTTCTTCATGAGACTCTTCGCTTAAAAATAAAAGGCCCGATTATTTCGGGCCTTTTTTCACCAGGCATTATCCCTCTGAAATTTTTCTTCGTGGAAATTGACCCACGCCTTTTGAAGATCATCATTCAGGTATTTCCCGTCTGCCCCGCGCGTAAATCTGCATCCCAAAAATCTCTCTTGGGTCAAAGCGTATTCTTCAAATTCCTCGCGATAATCTTCAATATGCTCTGAGTGAGAATCTGTGAAAAAATTTACGATCCTCATGGAGGTGGCATAGATAATTAAAGCAATTGAAGAAAGAACAGCGAATACCGAACGCATAATTCTGAAGCTCCTTTTATAAAGCCGAATTCCTAGGGGAATGGAACACTCCCGTTGCGCCATTGTACCCAAGGCGAAGTCATTCCTCACGATCAGATGTGGCGTACGCTGTAGCTGATGCCCCGGCACGCCAAGAGCGTGCCTTTTTGTTTCTGGAGAAACCACATATGCCCATCACCGAGCAGAAACTGCTGCATATCCTCCCGAACGCCGGCCCTCGAGCCGGCGTTTTTGTTGGTGCGCTGAACCGCGGGATGACGCGCTTCGGTATCACGTCGCCTGTGCGCGCGGCGGCGTTCCTCGCCCAAGTTGGCCACGAAAGCGGCCAGTTGACCCGGCTGGTGGAGAACCTCAATTACAGCGCCCAAGGCTTGGCGGCGACCTGGCCGAGCCGATACCTCGGCGCCGACGGCCAGCCCAACGCCCTGGCGCAGCGCCTGGCGCGCAACCCCCGAGCCATCGCCAACAACGCCTACGCCTCGCGCAACGGCAATGGCGACGAGGCCTCCGGCGACGGCTGGCGGTATCGCGGGCGCGGCCTGCTGCAGATCACCGGCCGGTCGAACTACCGCGCCGCCGGCACCGGGCTGGGCCAGCCGCTGGAGCAGGAACCCGAACTACTCGAGCAACCGGAGTGGGCGGCGATCTCGGCGGCCTGGTGGTGGTCGACGCACGGCCTGAACGAACTGGCCGACCGGGGCGAGTTCGCCGCCATCACTCGGCGCATCAACGGCGGGCTCAACGGCCAGGCGGAGCGCCTGGCGCTGTGGGAGCGGGCGAAGAGGGTGCTGTCGTGATCTCCGCCCGCGCTTTATCGGTCGCGCTGGCCTGCCTGGTGCTGGTCGGCCTCGGCACCGCCGGCGGTGTCTGGCTCGGCGCGCGACACTACCGGCCGCAGTTGGATGCCGCGAGCGCGGATCTGGCTGCCTGCCGTGCCTCCCGGGGAGAGTTGGAGTCCGCAGTGGCAGAGCAGGTCCGGCAGGTTGCCGCGCTGCGCATGGCCGACGAGCAGCGCGCCCGGGATGCCGCGCAGGCTGTGGAGCGGGGGCGGCAGCAGGCCGCGGAGCAGTATGCCGGAGCCCAACGCCTGCTGAGTCAGCGAACCGCCGGTGAGCAGTGTGCGGCCGCCGAGGCGGTCATCGATCAGGAGCTGGGTCTATGAGGGTGGTGCTGATGCTGATGATTGTCGCGCTGGTGGGATGCGCCGGCCGGCAGGAAGCCGAGCCGCGCACGGTGCGCGTAGAAGTTCCGGTGGCGGTGCCGTGCCGAGCGCCCGCGGTCGAGGTGCCGGCCTGGGCAGCGGCTGGGCTGAAGAAGAGCGACGACCTACAGACCAAGGTCCGTGCGCTGCTGGCCGAGCGGCGGCAGCGGATTGGTTACGAGGCGCAACTCCTGGCTGCGAACCAGGCCTGTCAGAATTAGGAGTAGACTACGGCCTTTTTCTACGGAGCAGGGCGATGCTGGTCATTCGATTCAAGGGCTGGTCGGTGAAACTCGACCACCAGGTGGGTGGAGCAGGGAAGTTTGGCATCTGGTCATTCCACGGCTCGGAGAGCAGCTACGTCCCAGACATGCAGACGATTCTCCGGCATGCAGCGATCCGGCCGGCGGAGCCGAAGGAAAGCGGCGAAGTCGAGGTATTCATCTGCGACGCGCGCATGCCGCAGAATGAGTGGCGTGCCATAGGGACGGGCGTTGCTGCCTATGAGGCGGAGCGCTGAGTCTAACTCCGTCTGGGCGTGGATGTTGAGAGCTAGCTGTTTTGCTAGTGGTTGCGGTGTTGTTGGCTACCGAAACTGCGCGCTCGAAGCACGGAAGGAACGCCATGGATATCGAACGGACGCATATTCACAGCCAGCACGGCATCAACTTCAGCTTGGCGATCATTCGCCTCGCATGGGCGGAGCGCAGCCGGCTGCTTCACATGAAGTACTGTCCGTCAGTGAAAGCCAGTCACGCGACTGCTGATCTTGCGGTTGAGGTTTTCGACCGGATGCAGGCAAAGGACCGACCTTGCATACTGAGGGTTTTTGTCTCGCTGCCCCTGACCCGAGCTCAGGCTGACTCTCTGAACCAGCAGCGTGTCACCGTTGCTGGCATGGTCGGTATGCTTGCGGGTGTAGCCGGTAAACGCATCAACACTTTTGTTGGAGTTGGCAGCGGCCTTGCAGTTCGTTGGGCGACCCAAGAGAGTCTGCCGACTTACCACTCCGGTGATGTCGTAATCAGCGTTGAAGGGGAGGTGTCCGGCGGGATCGGGCCTCAGCATTCGGTCAAGTCGGAGATCGTCCAGAGCGCGGGAGAACCTGCATGAATGATGTCATCCAGTTCGCCATCTGGACTGTAGTCATTGTTGCGGTCGGTCACCTAGTGCGCAACAGGGAGGTCCGGAAGTGGCTTGGAATCGCTGTGTTTGTTGCGGCTTGGGTGCTTATTCTTCGCTTCTCCTCGGTCAAGTTGGCAGGCTTTGGTCTTGACATCTTGGGGATTTGCCTTGGCATCCTCGGGGTTGACCTTTTTTTTCGACGGGACAAGTTCTCAAAAGCAGATGAATGATGGCGCGCAGGCCGGCCGAAGTGATGGTATTGAAAAACGCTACGTCAGCCCAAGACCCTGCCCCCGGCTTGGCCGTCTGGTAATGGACAAGCGGTGTATAGCCGATGACGAACAGAGGATGTTCAAGTTATGGAAACGAAAAAACGTCGGGGCCGCATCTGGCTCTTCCACATCGTATTTTCCTGTCAGATATGCGTCGCCGCCGAGGTCTCGGACGGATTGGAGGAGCTTGCCCGTGGCACCGTCATTCTCACTGTAATGGGCACTTCAGCAACCGGCCACACAAGCGATCATTTCGGGCACAACAGCTATGCCTATGCCCGCGAGGACGCGGCAGCATTTGTAGCCTCAGAAGGAGCAATCTACGGCGTGCAACTGGAGCGCGCCTGGAGGAAATATCAAGCCGACACTCCTGAACCCAGGCTGGAACTGAGCTCCTTTGCTACCGGACTATTGGCGCGTAGTGAGATGCAGTGATGGCGGCAGCAAGCGCTAGGGCGGAAAGCTGCGATATCACTATGCCTGGCCAAAGATGGCAACGAAAGGATGGCATTCAATCGGGGCTTTTCATGTCATCCAAGCTCTTGCTGCTGGTCAAACTACTGGTATGCCTGCCTGTCCACGCCGGGATTGACCTAACGCGGGATAGGCAGGACCACCCCGTTATTGCCAGCAGTTTCTACAGTTCGATATTGCTGGCGACAACGACCATCGGCACCAGCGACCCAAGAGAAGGTACAGAACTCTCTGGAGACGTATCCAAGGAAATCAGCAGCTACGACCGGAAGCTCAAGCTGGCGCATGACGATGCGGCCGCTTTCATGGCTAGCAACGGCGCGATCCGCGGTGCGATGCTGCAAGCGGTGCTGGACACCTTGCGCCAGCGCGCCGAGCTTGCGCGCTACAGTGATCTGCAACTGGCGTTGGCGGTATTGACCTATCCGCCCCGCTAGCCGCTGGTGCTAGTGAAAGGGCCTATAGGAGATCCGCGGCTAGGATGACTTTGCTACGGATTTGCTACAGCAAATTGAGTTTATTTCGTATCTATATGATTTTATTAGGTAATTTTTTATAGTTTGACCGATCCATCATCGGCGCAACGGAGAAGCGGCGGGAGAGGGTGGCGGGTGTGGTGGTCGGTTCTGGGCGCATCGGGACTTCGTTAGGGAGAGCGGAGCAGGGCGAGGGATTTTATCAGGGATGGAGGTGGAGGAGGGGCGGGATGAGCGTGCTAGTGTGAATGCGTGCAAGAGCCGGGGCTGGTGGGATGCCGAGATGATTATAAGTCTGCCGTCGGTCCGGCACCTGTATTCATTCATGAGTTTTTCATCAGAAATTTTTTTCAATATTTATTTTTGAAGAATTTTATAGTTGGCCGGGTAGTCAAGGTTTGTAGGGTAGAGCTGTTGAGTGGGGCGAGTGTGTTGGCCTAATTTGACCGAAGGAGTGAAGGATGAATACTTATTTTGATATTCCGCATCGGCTAGTGGGAAAGGCTCTGTATGAATCATATTATGATCATTTTGGCCAAATGGATATATTGTCAGATGGAAGTTTGTACCTAATATATAGGCGGGCAACAGAGCATGTAGGTGGTAGTGATGGGCGTGTTGTTTTCAGTAAACTGGAGGGTGGTATTTGGAGTGCGCCTACCATAGTTGCCCAGGCGGGAGGACAGGATTTTCGAGATGTAGCTGGTGGGACGATGCCTAGCGGAAGGATCGTCGCGGCCTCGACGGTTTATGAAACAGGAGAGGTGAAGGTCTATGTATCTGATGATTCAGGTGTGACATGGGTACATAAATTCACATTGGCTAGAGGTGGGGCGGATTATAATTTTGCTCATGGAAAAAGTTTTCAAGTAGGGGCACGCTATGTGATTCCTCTTTACGCGGCGACGGGAGTCAATTATGAACTGAAATGGCTAGAGTCTTCTGATGGCGGAGAAACTTGGGGCGAAGGAAGCACGATCTACAGCGGGAACACACCATACAATGAGACTTCTTACCTTCCTGTGGGAGATGGCGTAATTCTGGCTGTAGCCAGAGTAGGATCTGGTGCCGGAGGAGCGTTACGTCAGTTTATAAGTCTGGACGACGGCGGCACATGGACTGATCAGGGTAATGTGACTGCACAAAATGGTGACTCTACCGATATTCTCGTAGCCCCTTCTCTCTCCTATATTTACTCTGAGGGAGGTACACCACATGTAGTTCTTTTGTACACGAACAGAACGACTCATTTTTGTTATTACAGAACAATCCTGCTGGCGAAAGCCGTAGCAGGCTCCTCCGGCTGGACGGAGCGTGTTCCTGTGTATAGTGCGCCAGCCGCCTCCGGTTATACTAGTCAAGTCGTTTTGGGAGGTCGAAGAATACTGGGTAATCTATTCAGGGAGACGTCTTCTACGACGTCGGGAGCTTATCAGTTTGAAGTGTATCTGGGAGGAGTCCCGGATTTTGAGTCAGACTGGTTTTCTGTTTCTTCAAATAGTTTGTATACCCTGAGTCATGGACTCCAGAGGTCGCCGCGTCGGGTGGTCGTTGAGTTTGCAAGGTCATCGAGTCCATCAACATGGAACATTGTCATGCCCAGTTATTTCAATGATGGAGGGCATAAAGGCAGTGGGGCTCAGGTTGAAGTGGGTAGCTTGAATATTCGGCTTGGAACTGGAGCGGCAGTATGGGGCACGGGATATTTCGGAGGAATCGACAATAGTGCCACGACTCGATTCGCTACCGGGTATTATCGGGTCAGAGCATGGATTTAGCTGCCCACTGACTAGAAATCAAGCGGAGCGATTGCTGAATCGCATCTACCGGACGGGCAGGAGGTCTAGCTTGCTCGGCCCATTAAAAACTGCAGCGGTAAGGGTAGGCTGCGACCGTTTTTCAGTCACTGACAAAACCTCCGTAATATAGTGCTGACGCCTGGTACATCTGGAAACTCTCCGAAGAGACTGGTGTGGCCTCAATGCGCGCGGGATTACCACTCTTCTGCACGTTTCCCGAGCCTGGCCTGCCAGACAACGCCGCTCCCAATGCCTGGAGGTCTGCGTAGGCGTAGAACCAACGAGAGCCGTGGCAGCTCCTGGCCTTGCCGGTGTGCCCCTGCCGACCTAGTTCATTTGAAATATTGCGATCCAGGCTGGGGCCAGTAAGATGGGCCGTCCGACGACCCGCACCAGCCTCTATCAAGGATCGATGCATGAGACTGCCCCGCCCGCGTTTTGCCCTTTCCGCCGCCTTGCTGCTTTGCCTTTCCGGTTGCGTGTCGGAACTCGATTCGGGCGCCTATGGCAGCATGGACGATCCGCGCAACGCGCAGATGCTGGACCTGGTGGACCAGGCGCTGAAGGGGAACATGGCCGTGGTACTGGTGGCCGACGTGATGCCGCACAAGTCCCTGAGCGATGCCCTGACCATGACCCAGTGGACGCCAACGGCGATCTGGGAGTACGAGAAGGACCCGAAGGTGACCTTCGGCCGCAAGTTCCAGACCAACGCGCTGCAGCGGAAGCCCGACGAGACCTATCTGTTCAAGGCCTTCGAGGTGCATATCCTGCCGCCCGGCAAGTACCTGCTGACCGGCGGCGACGACTACCAGATCCATGGCTTGCTCGACCAGGTCGGCGCCCGCAGCGGTCCGCCCGGTTCGGGCCATGGCGCCAACGGCACCGCGTACCTGTCCCCCGAGCTGTATCGCGAGTACTACCGGGAAGAAGTCTGGAAAGATGCCACCTATGGCAGCGAGATCAAGACCGAGAAGGTCTGCACCGCCGTGCATGTGGCCTCGGGCGCCTGCGTGAGCTGGGGCGAGCAGCAATACACGCAGACGACCCAGGGCTCCCAGGCCGGCTATTACCAGCAGACCGATTCCCGCGACGTGCCCTCGATCAAGGTCCAGGCGCGCCTGCCGGTCGACAAGGCGCTGGCCAGCTTCACCGTGCAGGGCGGGCAATTGCTGCTGGCCCCGCGCATGCACCTGAAGACCCCCGGCTACAAGTACCAGCAGTCGAAGTGCCGGGCGATCGATCCGAAGAAGATCGAATGCCCATTGGAAAACCTGACCGTCTATACCTGGCCGGCGCCGATGGACTTCAGCCAGTCCCTGATCGCCCAGCGGGCCCTGAGCGACAAGCACCGGCAACTGCTGTCCAGGCTCCAGCCCCTGCAGATCACGCCGCTGCGCAAGCAGGGCATGGAAGACCCGGTCTGGGGCGTGCCGCTGTCATTGAAATAGCGGGTGTTCGCTCAGGGGCGCGCCGGGTGCCGCCCCTATCCACGATCGGCAGGGAAGCATTTCCCCACAAGGAAGGTGACATGAACGTATATCGCAAGGTTTCCCGCAGTGCCGCGACTTGGCTGTGCGCCGCGCTGCTGGCCGCATCCGGCCATGCCTGGGCCGAAGACTGGTGGGTGGTACACAAGGGCGACGACCCTGCCGAGCTTGACGTGTTCCTGGCCGATGCCGATTCGCTGGCACCGGTGCCGGGTATGGAAAACGCCTGGCAGTTGCAGATCGCCATGCTGTTCGACTCCTTCCATCTGCTCAGCGCGCACCAGTACCGCTGCGATACGCGAGAGGTGAAGGTGGTCAACGCCAAGACCTTCTCCAACAACGGGCAACCCACGAGCCTCCAGTTCACCTTCGCCAAGGGCTGGACCCCGCTGCCCAACGAAAGCCATGAGGCTGTCCTCCAGTTCATCTGCGCGCCGCAGGAGCGCGAACGCAATGGCATGCGCTCCACCGGCAGGGGCGTGCCATTGCAGGCGGTGATCACCGCCGTCGGCATGGTCGAGATGGAGCGCGCCCAGGCCAATCTCGCCGAGGCCCGGCGCAAGCTCGAAGAGGCCAAGAGCGATCGCGTCATGGGCGAACTCGATCGTCTGCTCGGCAACGAACCCCGGAAGCCCTGAGCCGCTCTGACTGAAGCAGGATGAGGCGAGGCGGATCGGGCCGTTTTCCGGAGCGATCGGCGTAGGTCCGGAAGGCGCGTCGGGAGGGTCTCGATGAAGTGGTATAGCCGCATCAGCCTGGGACTCAGCCTCGCGGTCGCGAGCGCTTTCCTGCCTGCGCCCTGTTGCTGCATTCCACTGCGTTGGCATTCGTGCTCCAGCAGCGAAAGCTGGGGAGCGCTCGCGAAAGAGCGCTGCAATGGACGATCAACCTGGTGCTGTGGATGGCGCCGCTTTGTTATGTCCTTGCCAGCGTCTAGCCCGATGTACTTCCCCTCAACCCGCAGAGCGACAAGCCATGAGGGCCGTTTCATCATTTTCCTGGGGGCAATGAGTGTGTTGTCCATTTCAATGGGTGGACGTTCAGCCGGCCCCGCCAGTAGACCGTGTAGCGTAGCTTCGTTTTCGCAGGAATGATGCCGAGCTTGGGACGGAAGTTGATGTCACGGTGCGATGGGGCTCAGAGGACTTGGGGCGGTGGGGCTTTGTCACGATCCCGGTCATATCATGGGCTGCTGACAAGGGTGCATGGCGATTGCGGCTGCCCTTTTCCCGGTGAAGTGCGAAACGGATTTTTCAGGAGGAAGCATGAGCTACGACACGACCGGTTCCATGGTGGGGGCCACAGTAGGAGACCCTAGCGATGAGCGATGGAATGCGTTGATTGACGAAACCGACCTCGTAAAGGGCGCATCACTTATAGGCAGATCGGCAATGGTTTTAGCCAGCCTGGCCGATCTTCCAGATGTTCCGCAAAGCTACACCCATGAGTACATCGTTCAAGGCCACAGACCCGGTATTACCACTGGTGGTGGCAGGTTCTACTGGGATGGGGCGGTTGCGCGGAATCGCCACAACGGCGGGACTATCATCAGCCCCACTGTTCCTGCGTACACTGCCCAGACGGGGTTGGCTGGCTATCTGGATGGCTCGGGGGAAACTGAGCCGTCCGCCTTTGGCTGCTTTGTCCGCAAAATCGAAGGCCATGGCATTCGCCTCGAATGGTTCGGCTGGCTGCCAGGGGAACTCGCCACCGCGCCAGCGCAAAAGCTTCTGCAACAAACCCGTTCGAACGAAGGCTCTGCGGCCCACATCGGTTACACGGCCATGTTTCCCCCGGCGACCGTTCGCTCCGGTCCATTAGTTATCGGTTCGGACCAGATCATCGCCGGAACCAGCCGGACTGTCATTCTCCAGGAGCCCGGTACGGTGACGATGGATGTCCAGCCGTTCATCAGCATGGCCGGACAGAGCAATGTGTTCATCTTCGGCAATGGAATGCAGATCAATGGACAGAAGAACGAGGCACGCAGCGGCGAAGGTCGATATGGACTTTTCATCTATGGCTCGAAAAAAGTCCTGGTCCAGGACCTGACAATCAACGCGTTCTCCGGTGATGGATTGGCCGTTACCGGCGATGCGGGGCGACCAAGCGAAGATGTACGCATCGACCGAGTCCTTTGCAACTTCAATGGACGCAATGGCTTTTCGGTCATCAATGCCAGGCGCGCGACGCTGCTGAATTGCCGAGCGACTAACACGAATACCAATGGACTTGGTGCATCAGCCAATGGACCCTGGGCGGCCTTCGACATAGAGCCCAATGAAGGAAGCGGTTACTTCATCGAAGATATCAACCTGATCGGTTGTTCGAGCGAGGGCAATGCTGGGAACGGACTCCAGTTCACCATCCCGAATACGGACTCCCCTGTCTCCGTCAGGGTCTCCGGATTCCAGTCCCGACGAGACGGTTCGGCTACTCAATACGGGGCGAAGAATGGCGGAGTGGGTTTCATATATGGAGGGGGCCTCTCTCCGAAAAACACTATGTCGGGTCTGATCCAACTGGTTGGCATCGTTGTCGACGAGCCTTTTGGCAGCGCTATGCGTTTCCGCAACTGGAGCGCCAGAAACGCGCCGGTACTCATCAGGGATGTCACGATAAGAAATGTGAACTTCGGCGTGGCCACGGGAAACATAAATCGATGCGGAGTCTGGCAGGACTCTTCTGACTCCATGGAAGTGATTGAACCAAAGGGCAATTTCGAAGTGGATGGGCTGACCGTCTTCGACGATAACCAACAGCTCATTCGACCCGTGTGGACCATGGGAATAGTGGCGGCTCCTACAATCGCCAAGGTGAGGAATGTCTACGTCAACCGACATGGCTATCCTGCTGTTTTGCCGTTACGTACGAAAGTACAAGGAGGCGTAGGGTGGAGCGAGCTGCCGATGGTGTCCTTGTCCTCGTCCTCAGCAATCGCAGGAACGGATTATGTCGGACAAATGGTCGAGTTGACGGGGAGCGGAGGATTCGTACTGCCGGAGGCCGCTCTTGCCTCGGGCTGTGTCTTCAGGATCAGGAATGGTTCGAGCGGCAGCATCAACGTCACGGCACTGGCTGGAGGAATCACGGGCAGTACCTACGGTAGCTACACCAACACAGGAAGCAGCCTGACCTTGATCAATGGGCAGTATGCCGAGCTATGGAGCAATGGAAGCACCTGGGTCCTGAAATGACGCGTAAACCTTTTATTTGGCTTGCCTCCGACTGTCATGGCGTATGGTCGGTATGCCAGGACAGCTTTTCGAGCGGCTCAGCGCTTCGGCGCAAAGACCATCTTCACCGGCGCATCGTGCTTCAGGCGCGAGCCGTTCGGTTGGTTTCCGGGCTCGAAGCTAGGGTGCCAGGCCCTGAGTTCCGTATCGGACAGCCACTCCAGTTGCAATTGGTCCGCGGATGCGCGCAGGTCGAATTGCGCCAGCGACCGCACGACTGCATGGCACTTTTCCGATTTCCCGGTTTCGAGGAGGGAGACCTGTATTTCTTCGCCCCAGGTGATCGAACCTTTCTCCGGGCATTTCCGAACCTCGACGTGGTATTGCCCGTTCGGTGACGGCAGGTCGGAAATCAGCTTGTCGGGGCCGCACGCGGCGAGGAGTACGCTCAGTATCAGCAGGGGGCTTTTTTTCATCCATGACCTCTGTGGAAATCTCGGAAAGGAATTCCTCTCTTTTCCTGGCGGAAAATGGGCAGGAAGCGGGCCTGCCCATCCTACGCGCGGACTGCTGGATCTGCCCATGGGCGATCCACAGCTTCGTGCACGAGCGATATCAGATGGCGCTGAGCGATTTCAGGATCAGATAG